ATGCCCTCGCCCGAATACTCCCTCACCGATACCGTGGAACGAATCTACGAGAACCAGCTTGTCCTTGAGGCCACCGATACCGACAGGGAGTTTGCGTTGATCAAGCACGCTCCTTGACTGATAAGTCGCTCTGCGCAGAGGTCACGAAATAGGCCAATGCATTGACCGCATGATTGGTAGCTACCAGAGAACTGATCGAGTTCTTAAAACCCTGTTGAGCTAAATTCGCGGGTTCGGCCTGCCCGAGCTGGGTGATATCACCCAGCATCTGGTTAAACATTGCGATAGCGTTAAACTTCGTATCCTTATCGGTTTGCTGTCCATTCTTGTCGAAGGCCATGGTGCCAGACGTAAATCGCGATGCAACGCTTTCGTCGATTAGGCCGCTCTCATAAAGCTTGGAACCGATCGTTGCCAAGTCACGCGTACTGATCGACGTCAGGTCATACCCTTTCAAAGAGTCCTTCAGGTCAGCGATGGCTTTAGAGCCCGAGAGATTGAGGATATTTGCCGCTTCGTCCGTTTTTTTTACGGTGAACGCGTTTTTTGTCTCGTGAGGATTGTTGATTACATATGCTGCTGCCTGCTTAGACAGGGAAGCTGTTCCGATAATTAACGTCACTGATGATCCTCCATGATTTCTGTGCTTAAAGACGCTATCGGCTGCATATTGATATTCTTAAATGCTGCTACAGAACCAGCGTTTTCTGGTTCTGCCCATAATTCATATCCTGGGTGAGCTGGTGCAAATCGGAAAATCGTCTCGCGCGCTCTTCAGCTCGCAGATGCTGTTTGACGCCATGAGCAGGAAGCTCGCCGCCCACCCACAAAGACGACCGGCCAGCCCTGCAATCAGCAGCGGGCCTGGGTGCTTTACCGGGCTTCAAACAGCGAGGTTACTGACGCAGGTAAGCAAACATGTGCTGTACATAATCGGCTTTCCCGAGAGGTACACCGTTATGGCGCAAGATGTTGTAAGCCGTGACCAGGTGAAAGTAGAACTGTGGAGTAGCCCAGTTCACAGCGTATTCGCTGCCGGTCATATCGAAGGCCATGCCATTTGGTAACTCAATAGCGATTTCACGCTCAGCCCCTTCCTCTATTTGAGCGCGGTCCGCTGAATCAAGAACAGCCAAAGTGCGTTCGATTAGCTCCTTCGCTGCCGCCAAGTTTTCCGGAGGAGTGAGCGAGCCAACCGGCCGCTGTGTAAGTCGCTGCACCGCCTCCTGGGCTTGAGTGCAAGCGTACTGAATTTGTCGGGCCAGATCGTGCATATCAGGTGCTAGTCGAGCGCCAAGCAGAATTTGCGGGTCATAACCGCGCTCCAGAGCTGCGGCCTCGCCCTTAGACAAAAGACCCGATAACGATCGCAGCATTTGCGCGAAACAGGGGATGGTAACTGAGTACACCGACATATCTTTTCCCTAAGTAGTCATTATTCATAGCGGGCAAAAGGATCAGCCTTTCTCCCGAACTGCGGCTTGAATCCTAGCAGACTGTTGACCTTCTTCTGCCAACACTCCCGCAGCCCCCCATCCCCACCTTTACCCGTCAGCACTCCTCCCCCGCGCCCATCGGCAACCAGCGGGAGGCATGAGTGTTGACGAATACAGGTGAACAACCCGCCACCTTGGAGGTGCCGCCGCATTCGGTGTCCGGGTCACCATCGAACACGTCGGTGGTGAAGTGCTTGGCGCCTGGGTGATTCATGGTGTGCATGCTGATGGCTTGATGGCTGTGGTTCTTCGCCACGTTCACCGCGCGGCCCAGGCCCATCTCCAAGCCTATACCGGCGCCGCCACCACCACAGAAGAAGTCGACAACGATCTCATCGTCCTGAGGGTTGAAGCCGAGTCCGTATTGGGTTTTGAAATCGAAGGGGTGTTTCTTCTGTTGTGCGGACATAGGGGATCGACGATGCTCGCGACAAGGCGATCACCATCGCCAGAGAAAACGGCGATGGAGTGTTGGCAGCCAGCATTCGTCAGTTCCAATTCCGCGATATCCGACCGAAAGCCGCCAGCGAGATCCTCGACCTGGGTGATGCCAGCCGCCTCCTGGGGCACACGGACAAGCGCATCACGGAGACGGTCTACAGACGCGTTGGCGAGATCGTGAAGCCGACTCGCTGATCTCAAATCTGGCTGAGTTGCGGAAACCGCCTGAAATGATGCGGAAACGATCAGATGTTTCACTGCCGACATTCCCAAACCCCAGAAACACAAAAGCCCCGCAATCGCGGGGCTTTCGTTTGAATCTTGGCGGGAAACCAGGGATTCGAACCCTGGGAACGCTATTAACGTTCGCCGGTTTTCAAGACCGCTATGCAAACTCAACCAAGGATAGCCTTTGAGCGCTGTGAGCGTTCCATAACATAAAGAAAATAGCCAGGCTGGAGACCGCATTCTACAAGGGCTGCACCTTGAGTTCTGGTACCGTTTTCCTCCCCCATCCCGGCGTCCTGCCGACCGAACACAATCCCCCTATTTCCCCAAACTGTCATACGCCTGCTCGCAGGTCACTCCCCGGCCGTGGCTTTGGTCAGCATATCCTGCCAGGTCGCCCGCTCGCTGGTCAGCACGCTTGAGCACGTCGGCAAGCACCATGACGGCGCGGGTAGCTGCCGCGCTTGCGGCGGCAGTGCAGGAATTGCTGCCGGCTTGACTGGTTGCGATGCGACTGGCAACACCATCTGCTGCGCTGCGCAGCCTGTCAGACTCGCGGTTAGCAGCAGTGACAGCAGCAGCAGCGGTATCGATAAGAGCTTGGCCATTCTGGACTACCTTGTTGATCGCCTGTTGGCGGGATTGTTCTTTGGTGCGCTCGGAAGCCTCGTTGCTGGCCTGGGCGGCTTCATCACGCGCATCCCGCTCACTCCACTTGGCTAGCCATTCGTCATTGGTCACCGTCACGCCGTGGTGATAGGCACCGAATAGCGCGCCAGCCACCAGCAGCAGCGCGACTATGTAAGGAAGGATCTTCAGCCAGATCGTGCTCATGCCAGCACCTTCAATGCCTTGTCATACAGCGCCTGGCGGTCTGCCAGGCCGTTGACTCCACCATTGATACGACGGGTGATCTTCATGAGTTCACCCTGATCCGCCAGGGTGTTCAACCCACGGGTAGACCAGAACCATGCCGCCGACATCGCGGCGTGCTGTGGCTGCTCGAGTAGTTCCGGCTTGCTGAGCAGGTCCAGGCCCAGGGCTTCCCCACACGCGGCGTAATTGGCTCGACCGGTGATCTGGATCAGGCCCCGACCACGGTACTTGGAACCGTCACCCTTCACGGTGTTGCCCAGGTCTGCGCGTCCTTCATAGCCGGCCTGCTGCGCCGTGGGGCCCCACAACTCCTTCAGCCAGCGGAACTGGCCCGACTCGTGCCCGACCTGGGCGATGAACGCGGCAACGCGCGGCGTGCCGACGATGCCGTAACGGCTCATGGCCGTGTTCAGGACGGAAACGAAAACGCCGGCATTGCGGCCGGCGTTCGGGAGAATCTGCAGCAATTGCTGCTCGGTGATAGGCATATTTTTTCTCCAGGCGATAAAAAACCGCACATGGCGGCTATCGGTATCTAATCGTTTTCCAGCAGTTAAGAAATCGGCTTGGCAAATACAACAGGCGTATAGTATGAAGTTGAGATATCAACCCCGACAACTTGCATAACAAGCCTATTATTACTATAGTCCCACACGGCATATTGATTTCCCTGCCGAGATGTAAGGCCTGCAACATCCATTGCAATATTATTAAGGAGCATATAGTCACCAGAACCAAGTGGGCTATATGCTGTCCAGCTAAGTCTTGATGTACCTTGCCCTGTTGGGGACGAACCTAAATATGACCAGCCTGTAATCGTTCTTGTGAACTGAGCGCAGGCCGTACCACTATCAAACAGCAGTTTTGAATTACCATCCCATAATCTTAGCCCGAAGGTGGCTATCTCCTTGGATTGAAAAGCGGCAGCAAACCAGTTCCCAGAGGTTCCAACTCCGGCTATGCCGGTGAACGAAAATCCGGTCCAGGCTCCAGGGCCTCCCGATAGCTTGCAGAAACACAGGGTGTTTGACTGGCCTGGCCTCACGAAAACAAGCGGTGGCTCTTGAGTAGTGATTACGAACGGGAACGACGCCCCCGCGCCACCGACCCCGCTATATGTTCCCTTTGCTAAAACAACAAGTCTAGAAAATTCAGAATCAAGCGTTACCACGTCATTGTTATTTGTAAACGTTAGCCCGTAAGACATTACCGATACCTCATAACAATAAGTCTCTGCGCAGCCAAGCCGAGAGATGACCCGGATGGTGCGCCAGGCTGCCCAAAATAGATTGTTACTCCGCCAGAAGATAATATTGGTATGTATTGTATGGAATACATACTATCAGCACCGGTAGCATAGTTTGCAATTGGTACGCAAACAGCAGAATGGGTGGAAGGATCTGCCCCCGGTATAGATATATACCTTGTATATCCAGGACTTGGTTGGCCTGATTGAACGACCGCCGAATAAACAACCCTTACTGTAAACGAGTTCTCATCCAACTCAAGGAAGCCAGTCGGCCCCCATATTCTCATTCCGAAGCTCATGCCGTCAGATCCCCAAGCTGCACGCGCTTGACATTGTTTTCGTCGTAGACCTTGATCGCCCGGTTGGTCATCGTCAGGCGCCCGCCACCAGGTGCCGGCCCGTTGAACTCCAGATTCCCCGCTTTATCAAGGCGCCATCCCTGTACACCGTCGACGTAGTTGTCCGATTGCAGCGCCTGCCCGATCTTGAGCATGGTGATGCTGCCGTCACGGATGAAAGCAGTGTCGATGTAGGCTGCGTTGTCCTGCACCACGAATGGATAGAAGACGTTGGTGGTGTTCGGGTCGATGATTGCAAACCGACTAGCAGCTATCAGCACCTGGCTGGTGATGATCCCTTCGTCGTTCTCAACGCCGATGCCAATACCGGCAAGGTACGGCTTCCCGTCTACGGTCAACTGAGTCTTGATGCTGTACATCGCGGCCAGTTCTGACTTGAGCGCTTCGATCTCGATCTGAGCACCGCCGCCCGAATCGATCTTCTCAAGCAGGTGCTGGCTGAGTTGTGTTTCGGTGATCTGATCGTTGAGATAGTCCAGGATAGGCCCTGCATCCGACGACGACTGGCCGTTAACCGGACCAAAGAACGCCCCCATGTTGCCGATTCGATCCACCAGGCGCGCCCAGAAGAAAAAGCGCTTGCCGGCGGCCAGGCCCATTATCGTCAGGTCCGTCTGCGGGTTTGCGTAATCACCGAACTTGACCGCGCTGGCAATATCGGAGGTCTCGCTGTACCAGATCTCCGTGCGCTGCAAGTCAGCGGTGCTCAGCTCTTGGGGGATCGACCACTGCAGCTTGATGCCGAACACAATCGATTGGGCGGTGAACGAGGATACCGCCGGCGGCGGCGTGGTCTTTCCGTTCAGCACCGTTTCAGCCGACGTCGCAAACACCGACCCGATGTCGAGCGAGTTGATCGCGCGCACCTTGGCCACGTAGCGACCGGCGTAGATACCGCTCACATCAATGGATGTGGTCCCGGTCCTGCCCGCAAATATCCAATCTCCATCGTTCTTGCGCCAGTAAACCTCATAGGCGATTGCAGCCTCGGGCTTCTCCCAGGCGATCGTCATAACACTGACCGCTGTGCCCTGGTCGACGAAGTGGTCATTGCTGACTGTCACGTTTTCCGGAGGGGGCTGGACGCTGGGTGGAATGACCGTCACGGGCGGCTGCTCAATTCGGCTGCCGTTATCGATCGCGCTGTACTTGCTGGAGTTGTGGCGAACGGCTGTGATGCTGAACTTTATCTCGGTGTCTGAAAAATCCTCAATCACCGACATAACGCGGAACTGCTGCACCGCCAGCGTTGGCGAATCGATCGCCCACATCGAATGCGTGGGTGGCAGATCTGACAGCGGCTCGGCCAGCACCACCTGCTGCACGTCCGACGGGAAGCCCGTGGTGTCCATGGTGATATTGCCGTTGTCCCAGGTGATGCCGGTGCTGTCCCAGGTCAGCGGGTAGCCAACGGACTTGACCGCCCGAGAGATGGCCTTGCCGTTCGGCATGATCAGCGTGATGGTGTCGCCAGGGTATGCGGTCACATCGGCATCGAGGACAAGCGTATCCAGTGTTGCTGAGCGCAGGCGCCCGCCAATGCGACGCCCAGCGCGGTCGTTGTCTGCAACCCGAATAATCTGCCCCGGGCGCGCCAGGGTGCCGTCGAGGCCAACCGAGAAACCCACGCTCTCCGTCTCCAGACGGTTGGTGAGCAGAGCCCACTTACCGATCCGTTGGGCCTGGGCCTGGGAAGTGCACCCCGTAGCAGTGATTTCTGTCTGCTGAATGCCGTAGCGGCTGATCCCAGCCTGGTCATCAACATACTCGACCTTCTGCCGGTAGAAGTCTGTCGGGTCGTTCCAGCTCACCAGGGCGACTGTATAGCGCGTTTTCTTCGACGAGCCGAAGTAGCCGAATTTCCCGTCAATCACGTTGGCATTCGAATAGGTGTAAACGGGGTCCTCTGGCATGTCGCACACAGCAGTGACAGACCCTGCAGCCCAATAAGCCATGCCGCGAAATGTCGTAGAAAGGTCCTGCAGCACGCGCAGGGCATCGGCGCGTACTGACAAGTAGAGGTTGCAGGTAAAGCGCGGGTGGGTGCCGCCCTTCCCGTCCGGCACCATCTGATCGCAGTACTGGCCGATCCGGTAAAGCTCCCACTTGTCGACCTGGCCAGCGTTCAGGAGGTGACCCAGCCCATAGCGAAAGTGCAGCAGCAGGTCGTAGAAGATCCATGCGGGGTTATCGGTCCAGGCGCTTTTGAAGCTGCCATCCCAGACGCCGGAGTAGATACGGGTCGCCGGGTCGTAATTGCTCGGCACGCGGATAATCCGCCCGTACAAATCGAACGAGCGCGTCGGGATCGACTGAAACTGTGAGGCATCAAACTGAACACCAATCATCGCCGAGCCCGGATAGCGCAGCTTCGCGTCGATGACTTCGGTGATTGCGTCGATAGTGGTGGTATCGGCAATTGCAGAGCTGGTGGCGTTTGGCGTGGCCCTTACCACACGTACTTGCCATCCACTGGTGGCCGGGGGGAGATCCACCCGGTGGGATCGCTCGTACTTCGTTGAAGTTTTACCGCTGAACGATGAAACGACCATCGGCATATAGGGGCCTCCGTCGGTGGACAGCTCGATCCGGTAATTCACGGTGTAGCCGTTGGTATCACCGTTCGAGGTGTTTGTCTGAGCGAGTCGAGGCACCGAAATACGAACACGCACGGCCGACAGCTGAAGATTGGTAACAGCTCTCACCCATGGCTGGTCGTAACGAAGCTCTACTCCAACCCCTACTTCGCTTTCCACAGCGGGGAAACCAGGAATATGCAGCTGGTCCTGGCTACCAGTGCGAACATCAAGCGTCACACCACTGAAATTCAGTGAGCCATCCGCGTTGGCCAACGGTGTTTCGCCAAGAAACACGGAACGCATACCATCCACTGGACCAGCAATTTCGCCCTCGCTCACAAGGTCGAGAATTCGCGCGTACGCAACGCTTTGCAGGTTGTCGGGCGCCTCAACGGATGGGCGCGGCTTGTCCTCGCCGCCCTTGCTGCCGGCGATAGGTAGATTGGTCATGGCTTTCCTTCAGGCGAAAAAAAGCCCGCTCAATGGCGGGCCTGGTGGCGGGGTGGTGACTTACATCTGGTCTTCGGAGTAAATGCCGGCGCTGATCACAGCGCTGCCAACGATCATTCGGCCGTAAAGCAGCGGTACAGGGTTGCCCTGTACGCTGGTGTTGACCGGGCCGTTGAAGCTGTAACTTGGCCTGTTGTTTGGGCCGTCCTGGGTGCCGAGGCCTTTTGCCTGAGGGCTGAGCATTTGCATCGCGCCTCCAATCGTAAGGCCGATACCGAGCTGAACAGCCCAGGTTTGCCCGAAGTAACTGCCGACGGCAATAAGGACCACCCCCACCACTGTCTGGAGAAGGCCTGCTCGCTTAGATCCGGCGATTACTGGAACGATGCGAATCACATCTCTTCCGGTCGGCTTCCCCAGATCATCCTCGCCGATGTTTTCCCTGCCGTTGAATATCGCGTAGCGCAGGCCTTTTGCTGAACTGTCCACCATGTGCTGCTCAAAGCCAGGAAACTGCTTTAGATACCCAGACACATCACGGAAGCCACCTGCAGTTGTGACGCGGTGGCGCCGGCCAAAACGCCGGCCTAGCGATCCAGAAAGCAGAAGGGTTTGCATCTTTTCGACTGACTGAGCCATGTTTTCTCCGGGTAATAAAAAACCGCCCGGAGGCGGCTTATTTTCATTGCATGGTTGGGGATAAGTCCAAACTCATCGCCGAGTCTACGGATATCCTAAATTTCTTGGTCGCGCCGGGCTTGATGCTGGTCTCGCGCTCTTTGAGCCCGCTTCCGCAGGTCGATGCTGAGACGATGTGTTCGCCTGGCGTAACGCGGAACTTCGCAGTCTCTCCAGAGCCAACCTCAGCTGCGCGAACACCATCAATGCTCACCGTTGCATTGCATCCCGCCCCCACAAAACCCTTGTCTCGAGTAACGACGAGAAACGATTCTCCATCGACTGCGGCTTGATAGGCAAAAAGTCTGGTTGATGGGACCGGATCGGCCTGGCTTGAGGGTACGGGCGAAGAAGCGCAACCGGCCAGCAGCGCAACGCCAAGCGCCGCAACAAAAATACGCATATCGTCAACTCCATGTGATTTGGCCAGACGATAACATTTACCGCGACTGTATGAATCCTCAGTAACGGGGCATACGCGGGCGGTAGTAGCCTTTAGCCCTCAAATGGATTATCGAGGTTCGAGCGCATGACAGCCTGGAAGTCAGTCGAAATTAGACTTAGCCAACAAAGAAAGAACATTCCATACGCACCCGACCTTGCAAACGACGTGCACCCGGTCATTTGGTTGTCGAGAGAACCCCATAGAATTGATGAAATTCCTGAGCTGATCCGAGACCCTGAGCTGAAGTCGACCGTACAAAGCATCAATTCACCCGGCTGCCGATTTGAGACTTTCCGCTGCGGATCAGTTGCCGAAGAGGATGACGGTAAATTCTACTCGAACTTCAACATAGGCCTGATCTACAGAGATCGTAGAGCGTTCGCGGATTACGGTGCGCAGCTCATGATTGCGGGGGAGGTTCTTGGATTTTCAACGGATAGCGACATTTTCCCACCGTCGAGTCGTACGTTCTTGATTGAAATTGAGCCTGTGCATCTGACCACCGAAGGTGTCCATGGGTGGACTGTGGATTTGTGGTATCGGTGCCAAGGTGAAACCGCCCAAGACGCGACAATCCAGGCGGCTCGGGCGCTGAACCTTTTGAAAAACGTTCTTTCGGCGAAATATCCATAAAACGCTGAGCTCCAATGTTTTAGATAGTTGGCGGCGCACTGGTGTGCCGCCAGTAGCCCACCGTTACCTCCGACCAGTAGCCGCCATACACGTCGCGCTTGCTGTCGCGGTTGTAGAGGTGGTGCAGGATCGACCCCGGCGCAGGGTAGTGCTCCGGCTCAGTCTTCAGCACGCCGTCGGCCAGGTAGATCGCGGCATGATTGGGCACCGGTGAACGGATCTGCATCAGGACCAGGTCGCCGTGCTGCGGCGTCGATACCTTCTCGAAGCCGGCGGCTGGCAGATTCTCCAGGTACAGGTTGCCGCCCTTGTCCCACCATCCGTCCTCGCGCTCGTAGTTGCCGAGTTCGATGCCCATCTCACGCCGGTAGAAGTCGAGGATGATGCTCAGGCAGTCGCTGACGCCGTGCGCAAAAGCCCGGCCAATCAGCGGGGCCTGATAACCGACTGGCGCAAAACTCACCAGCTCGCCGGCGCGCACTACGTCGTCGTCTCCCTTTCGAACCTCCAGGATGTGCCACGGCAGTGCCGATGCCTCGCAAGAGATGCGATCGGCCTCGCTGGGTGCTGCTGGGTAGTCCGGGTGGCTGTGCACCACTGCTAGGATCGCGCCACGGTCCTCGGCGCTGGCGTAGTCCTCCGGCGCCAGGCGGAAATGCTCGCTTGGCGTCGAGGCGGTGTTGCGGCACGGCACGTAAACCTCCTTGCGTCCCTCGCGCACCAGCAGCCCGCAACACTCGCGGGGGTACTCGGCGAGCGCATGAGCCTCAATTGCTGCCTTGCTTGCTTTGTTCATGGGTTAAGCCCTGATCAGGCCGGCGGCCGGGAACGATCCGTACGGCAGCGGGTTATTGGCGCCGAAGCGAAGCTTGCAGCTGGTGAGCCGCCCGCCGCACTTGTCCTTGGCGGCATCGGTCACAATGATGTCGTTCTCGTCTGCCACCGGCGGCCCGTTGTAGCCGCAGTACGGCCCGCGATATCCGCCGCAGGAAAGCCACCAGCAGACGTTGGCCACGATCTGGCGGCGTGGAAGTTGGACACCCTGGAAGTCCAGCGCAGAAGCCAGTTCGAACTGGACCACCTCATTGTCTTCTGAGGACTTGCGCTCCACGTACCAGATGTCCGGCGGCAGCTCCTCGTCAGGGTCCGCCTCGGGCTGGCCGTCCAGGTACTTGCCCAAGGTTCGGTGGCGAATGAGCTTCGCGCCCACCAGGTCCTCGAAATACAGCACCAAGGCAGTGATGAAGCCGCCGACGTTGCCCACGGAGAGCGTTGGCGTGGGCTGCGCGCCCTGGCCAGTCATCTCGAAGCCGCCCGCCTTGATAGGCCACGGCGAGTACTCCAGGCCTTGCCAGAAGATTGGCGATTGCTGCGGGTATCCGTGGAATCGATAAAGCTCAGCACCCAGCGACGTGGCGTCGAGCTCAAATAGCTCCACCCACGCGCCGGGCTCCAGGGTCTGGATGTCGGCCGTGATCGGCATACGGTTTCCTCGGGCAATAAAAACCCGCTCATGGCGGGTGGCGGCGTTCCGGTGGCGATCAGGTAGGCGCTACGGGGCGCTTGCTGCTGTCGGGGAAGTCAGGGTTATCGGCGGTCCACTTGCGTAGGGCCAGCCAATACTTCTGCCACTGCTGGCCGGTGCCTTGGATATCCTCCTCGCCGTACTCGATGGCAGTCACGTTTTGTTGAGCCTTCGGCATTTCAGATTCACGCCAGGCGTTTTCGGTCAATGCGGGCGGCACCTCAGGGGCTTCAGGCTCGGGCGGCCGGGCGACCTCGGTAAGGACGCCCAGCTGCAATTGATCTTGAAACCACGCCCATTGCTCTGGCGTGGCTATCGGATGGAAGTTGTAAGGCTGGCCGTTTAAATCCCCAACAGCCGAACCATCCTCCAGGTAATAAAATTCCATTAGGAAATTCTCCAGGCAAAGCCTACGTAGTTAATCCCGGCCTGCGCAGCGCGTATCGTAGTGCCGCCTGCCGAAACACCCGATGTAGATGGGCCTGCCAAAATACCGCTGTTGTTATTGAACGGTGCGGTCCACCAAGCCCAGGTGCCGCCGGCGGGCAATGTGTATCCCGTCGTGATGGCGGTAATGTTGACGAAAGTTGCATTTGTAGGGATCAGTGCAGCGCTGGAGACGTCTTGTTTTGCAGCTAGCGCTGCCTGCAGGTCTGTCTGTGATGAGATGTTCCCGGTGATTGTTCCCCATGACGCGGAAGCATTGATTGCGAGCCAAGTCCCAAGACTGGAAAGAAACCGGGTTGCCCCTAAGCTGGGCGCAGGCACAAGCCCCTTAGTTCCAGCAGCGGTCGTTGATGCGCCTACCATCTCAGGCACACCAGATCCTGATCCAGTTCCTCCTTGACTCACTGACAGCGGAGTTGTGAGGCCTGCAAGCGAGGTGATGTCAGTGTTCGCGCCCTTATTGGCCTTGCTCGCCCCCAAGTCGGTGATCTGCCTTTGCAGCTTCCCGAAGGCAGCAATGACCGTGTCTGTGGCCGCGATCACCGCTGAATTCGTCGTTACCAGACCGGTGAGTACGCTGCCGAGCGTGCGTGCCAAGGTCCAATACTTGTTGACCGCGCCCTCTGGTACCGAGTCCGTAGACCCGGGCGAAGCCGTGAGCAGAACGTATTGCGTGCCACTCCATCGGTACTGGTTGTTGTTGTCGACGGTGATGTAAATTTTTCCGGTCTCGCCCGCTGCTGGTAGCGCGGCGAAACTTGCAAACTCTAGAACGTCATCCACATAGCTGGGCAACTGACTGGCAGGCACCGTGCCGCTTCCGTCGAGGCCCGCCACGCCGTTTGGCTGCCCCTTTTGCAAGCTGGGGATAGCGGCATCAGCTTTTGCCTGCGCAGTGTCAGCTTTTGCCTGTGCAGCATCTGCTGCCGACTGCGCGGCTGTAGTGCGCTGGTCGAGCTCTGCGAAATTGGCGTTGATGACCTGCCCCCCAGAGCGGAGGTTCTGGCCATTCCCATCGTTCGATGCCGAACCAATGTTGAGAGGAACAATGCTCATGGGTGGAATGCCTGTTCAAAAGTTGCGGACAAGGTATAAACGGACCCGCCCATGTTCTTTGACTGATACTCCTTGCACTTGATGAGCAAGGTTTCGCCAAAAGGCTCAGTCCAGTTGAACGGTGTGGCTCCCTTGTGACGATTGAGAAAATCTCTGATGTCCTTGATTCTGGATTTTTGGCCGGTAAAGGTCAGCGGCCATGACTCGGATTTGTTATTAATCCCGTCCTCAGCGGTCTGCTCGTAGCCGTCGCCAAACTTGGCTGACTTCACACGAAATGTCGTAGTGCCTGCTGGCTCCTTATCTGGAGTCCAGGTGAAGATTTCCGTCGCCATGCAGTACCCCAGAAAAATCAACCCCGCCGAAGCGGGGCGGTTATCTACCGTTGATTGCTGCCCAGATTTGTCCGCCTGGCCGAATGTCTCGGGCGATCTGTTCCTGAGCCCCCTGTTTGGCCGCTTTGGCATAGGCTTGAGCTATCGCTTGACCTTGAGCCTCATTAGCAGTCCCGCCTCCCTGCCCTTCTGGAACCGAGAAGTTTTGCTGGATTACGACTTCAGTGCTTGAACCCTTCCCTCCACCGACCGCCATAACGCCAAGCTTTCCTCCAGCAGTCCGCGTCAGAGGCATGATCGCCTCATCGCCTGCCTCCCCCATGACGCCGGTCTTGCCATTGGCCATACCGAATGCTGTAGGTGAACTGACCACGCTATTAGAGAACGCACCACCGTTGGCGAACATCTGCACGCCGCCAGACCATGCCCCCCCTTTCGCTTGCGGGAAGTAGGTAGACGAATACCCAGCCTGAGTTGAGCCAGCAGAGGTGGTGCCGCCGAAATATGAACCGACTGCGCTTGCAGCAAGCCCAAACAAGCCGCTCAAAGCTGAAGAGCTGGCCTGACGTGCAGCAATGCGAGCCATGTCAGACAGGACTGACTTGGCGAAGTCAGAAAACGACAGTTTCCCGGTTAGCGCAAAGTTAACGACTGCATCCTCCATTGAGCTGAACGCGTTGGTAAACAGACTTTTCGTTTGTCCGGCCACGTCGCGCGTCGACTCAAGGTAGTTCTCCCAGGCTGAAGACGCGCCAGATGTCCAATCGCCCTGCGCTGAGGTCATATCGTCGTAGTTGGCGACAACCACATTGCGCAGTTCCTGCTGGCTATCCGATACAGCCTTTAGCTTGGCGTTGTATTCGTCGAGGCTCATACCACGCGAGCCATCACCGTACTGGTTGGCCAGGTCGATGCGCTGAGAGTTGGCTTTGTCATCAATGCTATTGAACTGGCCTTGAAGGGCTTTCTGCCGGTCACCCATGCCAAGACTTGAGGCCTCACGCTGGCCCTGCTGACGCAAGGTTACGGCCTGCTGCTTCAATGCATCGGTATAGGTCTGGATAGCAAGAGATTGCTTCTTCAGGCGTCCTTGTTCATTGGTTGACAGGACCTCAAGCTCGCTATCTGCGTCCTTCTGCGCCTTGACCATGTTGGTGCGGGCGTCAGCGATCTTTTCGTCTAACTGAATGCGCTGCTCGCCAGTCGTGCCGGTCTTGTCCTTGACGGCTTCCAGAGCCGATATCTCAGCCTGATAAGCGCTGGTGACCTCTTCACGTTCTGCCCGGATCAAAGCTGTGCGCTGATCAAGGTAGCTCTGTTGCGTGATCAGGCCAGCCTTCTGCTGCGCCTCAAGCTCCTTGGTGGAGTTTGAATAGGTGGCCTGCAGATCCTTGAGAGCGTTTTGCGCATCGTTGTAGCCGGTGAGGTTGAGCTGATTGGCTTTACCTGCCGGGTCTTTGTTCTTGTCCTTGATGTTCTGGACGTTCTTGGCGACTACACCTGCCTGGACGAGCGGATCATCGGGATTGGCAGCGCGAAGCTTCTCGACATCGCGCAGATACTCCTTGACCAATTTGTTGCGCTTTTCCTCATTGCTGAGGTTGGAGTCGCTGAGCGCCTTAAGCTTGATTGACGCGTCAATCCCTTCCTGCTGGACTTGATTGCGATCGCCTATGTACTTGGTACGAGACTTTTCCGCCTCGATCAGCAGTTCAAGATAGGTCAGGTCCTTCTTGTCCTGCTCCGTGCTTCGGGTATCAATCCCCATTGCCGCAGCACGTCCACCGCGACCCTGGTTGGACTGTAGGCGCTGACGGATATCAGCCGCTTGCTGCTCCAGGGTTTGGGAGCGTCCAACATTCAGGGTTGCATCCAGCGCATCAGCGGCAGCAGATTTAATTCCCTTCCAGGCCCTTTCGATCAGTCCCAGGTTTTGGGTGATCTCACCGGTACGGGTATTGATGGTTGATGCGTAGGTGTCAGTGAGCAGCTTGGCGGCACCGATGGTGTCGCCCTGCTCTTTCAGCGCAACGATCTGCGAGTACACAGCCGCAGTCAGGAAGTTGTACTGATCGTTCAGCTCCTTCGCCGCGGCGACAGGATCTTTCGCAATCTTCGCAAACTCAGCGACGGTTTCGTCGATGGCCTTGCCTGTGGCCTTTTCCATTTGGATGGCGGCAGTGGCGATTTCACCAAAACTCTCGCCCGCGATCTGTGTGTTACCCGCAAGCTTCGCCAGCACCTCAGCCGCTGCACCAGTAGTACCGACAGTCGAACTAACCTGAGTTGCAAGGGTTGCAAGCTGGTCAGCGCTGGTCCCGGCAGCGTTGCCCGTCAGGATCAGTGCATTGCTATAGGCGGTGGACTCTTGAGAACCCTTGTAATAGACGAGACCAAGAGCTGCACCGGCTGCTGCTGCCAGAGTGAATGGATTTACCAAGCCGGCAACATAACCGCCCAGCGCCTTTGCGGCAGGGCCAATCCCGCCGAACATGTCCTTGAGTTGGCCGCCCTGCTGCAGAAGAACAGTAAGCGGGGCCTGCCCACCTTGCAGGCTGGTAACGATATCCGTTACCTGGGCCGGAACTCCGCGCAGCGCGGCAGCAGTTTGTGCGGCAGATACACCAGCCGCAGCAGTCTGCTTTCCAAGCTTGGCTGTAGCAGCCTCGGCCGCCTTCGTCTCAGCCGCCATCGCCTTGATAGAGGCGCTGGCCTTCTTGCTCTCGGCGGAAAGGCTTTCCGTAGCTTTCTCGGCCTTCGCGCCAGCCTGAGCCAGCCCGTCAAGCTCGGATGTGCCTTTGGCAACCTCGCCCGTGTCGATCTTGATCCCAAGGCTGGCGATGTCTTGTGTCATGCCACTCTCCTGACAATAAATTCACTACGCCTCGGCCATGACAGCGAGCGCTTCGGCCTCCATTACTTGAAGGTCAGGAAATAGTTCGGGGATTTGCCGCTCCTTGATACCGATGAGGATGGCCACTTCGCGCACGACCGAATAATCCAGTCCGGTGGCACCGCCTGGCCCGGTGCGCCATTGGGTGCTGAGCGCGTTGAAAAGGCGGAAGGTCGGCCAGTTGTCTGGCCAGATCTCCGTATCGCCTTGATCGAGGTCAGCCAGTGTCAGGCCTAGCTTCGCCAGTTCTTCAGCATCCGCGCTGCGCTCGTACAGGGCGCGCGCAGCGGCAATCAGTTTCCCCGGCGAGCTACCGCATAGGCCGCCTGATAAGCATCAAGAACAGCAGCCGGCGCACCGACGCAGGTGGTGACAAGCTCGGTGATCGACTCATCAGTGAAAGCCTCATCGAAGCTCCAGCCAACGACGACATCCTTGATCTGACCAACTTCGAGAGCAATTTGCCGTTCGGTTGCTTGCTCCCAGGTTGCGCCGTCTTTCATGGCCTCCTTGGCCGCTGCGTCACGCTCCGCATTCCACTTGTCGTAATACTTCGACAATTCCTTGCGGTCCCGGTAGCGGAACTCAAACTCAACCTTGATCAGCTCAAAGCCGACACGAGGAATCTCGACTTCGGCCTTGAACGTGGCGTTCTGGGCAATCTTGAAGCTGGCCATGTGGTTTCCTTACGACAGGTAGCGAACAGGAGCGGCCTGCAGGGCCAGGGAGACGGTGCGCGTCAGGATGTTGCTGCGCGACACGGCCGGCTGCAGCGAGAACGAGGTGTAGGCACCGTAGTAAATCTTGTCGGTGCCTGGCAGGTTCAAGCGCGCGGCTTGCACAGTCTGGGCGGAATCGGCAGCGATCACGATTGGCACATAGGCCAGTGTCGGATCGTCCGCAACAGTCAGCACCATGCTCGCGGCGGCCTTGTCGGTTGGGATCTGGCGGCCTTGAGAATCTTCCAGGAATACAACGTCCTGATAGTTCTGGTCGCCGCCAGAGAACGCCACGTCAGTGATCTGCGGGATCTGTACCCAGGTCAGGATCTTTTTCAGGCTGCCAACGCCAGAACCGACCGGATAAGTCGTGGTGCTGGTAGTGTCGATCGCTTCCAGGGTGATCGCGGTGGCAGTAGCTGCCTTAACGCGAACGACCTTGTTGTTCAGCGCAGTCCAACCGGAAGTGACCAGCACAATGTCGCCGACAACCAGAGTTGCGCCGGTCACTGTGCAGATGGCTTCGGACGCGTTGGAGATTGCCGAGAACGGCAGCGCTGCGGCGTAAGTGGCGGCATGTTCAAACGTGCCGCCGTTCGGAATCTTGTAGCCCATGGGGGTTTTCCTCTTTGCAGAAATGACAAAACCCGCTCAATGGCGGGTTCTGGGTTTGCCCAATGGGCGGATTAGGTTGTGGTGTCGGCCCGGTACTGGATCGACAGCGGCAACGTGGTGGTCGTGTCGCCCTGCTGGGCCGAGCCGGTAGACATCGGCGAGCGGACGTAGACAGTCAGGCCTGACTTGGTAAGCGCCAGGTTGTTCGGGTATAGCGCCGCGATCTCTTCGGCGATCCCTTCAGCGGCGCCGCGACCGATACCGGCCTTAGTCACCACGCTAACCTGGAAGATGCCACGGTAGGCCGTGTGCTTGCCCTCCAGGTCTTCGCTGGTCGTGTTGGCCGGCAGCAGGAAGGCGCGCAGGTAGGTCGAGCCATCCGCCGGCGGTGTGAAAGCGACGTCCTCGTAGGCAATCGGCAGCGCCGGAACCCTGGCAGTCGCCCACGCCTTCAGGCGGCCTTCAAAAAGGCTGCGGATGATCTTGTCTGACATCAGGGAAGCTCCGCGATTGCGTCATTAATGTAAGCCTGTGCGTCAAGCACAGATATGCGCGTCATGCCGGCAGGGGCTTGCGTTGAGTGCCCATATTCAAGGGCCAAGCTGTAAGCAATATTGTTCATCAGCCAGATAGTGCTGACTCCGCTTGTGAACCCTTGGATTACAGCCGCGCCAGCAGCTTTTGTGTCGTCGCCAGACTTATCAATGCGATCCAGCACGCCGGATTTTGGAGTGTCAAACGACACCTGCCAGTTACCCCGGAAGCGCCCTCCGACATAGCCAGCGCCGGCTGTTAAGTCCATGCCATCCTTGATCAGCCGCCCGGGCTTCATCCTGCCATTCTTGGACAGGTTCGCCGGATCGGCGCGCAGCTCGGCATTCAGCCTGGCCACTTCGTTGTTGTACTGGGTCGCAGTCGCGTTGGCCGCCCATAGCTCAGGGTTGCCGACGGGGGATCGATCCACCACGGCGCCCAGCAGGTCGATGGCGACCTTCTTGATGACGGTCTCGGCATTGGCTTCGGCTTTCGCTGCGAACGCCTTCAGGTCCAATGCGAAGCTCATCTTAGTCACCTCATGTAACCTAGTTCGGAGTCAGCGTTAGCTTCAGAGCGCAACCAGTCGGGACACTAGTGGCGGTTGTCGGAAGAATCTCCCACACTTCCTGAAGAACGCCGACCGAAGCTATTGCCGTAAAGTCTGTACCGCTGGTTAGCACGACGTTAAAGCCATTCGCGGAGATAGTCCCTGTAGCGATCAAAGTCCGCGTGTTGCTGATATGTCGGTAAATCCCAACCACGACCGCTGACGGTACGGCCAGGGTAGTTGTCAGCGTAAGACTAGCGATACCGCTAGGCACCACATCCATGATCGCCGAGAAGATCGAAACCCCCTGAGTGAGTCCGCCTGCGAAACTGATTTTCGGCGGGTTCAGGTAGTTGTCGGTATAAAAGGTGACAATCGCCCTGCTACCTGCGACTGACGCGGCAGAGATGCCAGTGATCCGGGAGTTTGAGCCGGATGCGTTGATCGCTATAGACGTGAAGTTGCCCAGCAGTAGCGATGTCGACAAAAGATCATCGGTTCCGACCGTGCAAAAGATGCGTCCAGCACCAAATCCAGCGAGGATCTTTTTCAGTGACGCCGGGTCTGCATCGACATCCATATAAGTGGATCCCGCGCCAACCAGGTTAAACGATCCCAGCTCCCGGAATTTCTGGTTGTTTCGGAAGTATTGTCCGTAGTAATCCCACGCGTTTCCCGCCCAGCCGTTGGTGATCTTGAGGTCAGCCATGAAGCGCCGGCCGTTGTAGCACTGACGAACCTGCTGGTTTCCAAAAATCTGGTTGAACAGCTCGTGTCCAATCTGGCGATATCCAAACGTCGAAGGATGGACTCGATCCTGCAGCGCTGGGTTGGCTCCGGCTGTCTGCCCCGAACTCAGAGACGAATCAGAAGGCCCAAACACCTTGGCGCCAGTATCGAACAAGGCCGACCGAGGGAAGATGTTCTGGGCTTTCTGGTATGCGAGCCTAAGGCCGGCATTCCAGTTCGACACAAGCTGCTGAGCTGCTGCGAGGTCAGTATCAAACGTTGGGTAGGCGCTAGCCGAAGGAAACGAGGCATTATAAGGGCGCGCAACCATTGGGTTTGGCATGCGAAGAACGAACGAGTCACCGGGGAACGCAGCCTGGATCTTGCCCATCGCTTTGGCCAGGTAAGCAGCAATGTAATTAGCGATCGACTCAACGCTGCCCGTGCCGACATCGTTATACAAGATCAGATCATTGATCCCATAACAGAAAACCCACTGCACATGCTTGACGTAGGACGGAACACCAAGCCGATATCTCAATGCTGTAGCCAGTGATACGGCACCGGAAGGTTTGTGCCCGAAGTAGTCCCACTGTCCAGCGCCTGCAGATACTCCTGGCATATCGCCAGTCGGGCCGACGAACGCCTCATTCGCAGGGTCTTCAACGAAGTTTTTAAGGCGGTATCCAGATCCGCCAAAGTTTATCGTGCCGAGCATGCCGTTTGCTGGCATACCGGCTCCACGCCAGTAATTGGTAATGAAGTCGAACATGAACCCAGTGCCGCCAGCCTGTTCGACAGTAGAGTCTCCCACATGGATCTGCAGCAGCCCTGTAGCCGAGATATCACCAAGCCCGGTTGTCATCGAATCAAGATAGGCGGCTACATTACCCTCCCCATGAGCGGAAAGAGATGCCCCTTTCTGCGGGTCGGCGAGGTCATTCCGGATTCCTTGATCGAACACGCTGGCGGCCTGGGATGCCTCAGATGCAGCATCAGCAGCGCTTGCGGCCGAAGCGCTGGCTTCCGAAGCAAGCGCCTCTACTGCCTGCGATGTGCCATCAACAAAAGAGGCAAGGCTGTTAGCTCCAGACGCAAACCCAGGCAAGGCTGCGACAAAAGCATCCATCTTAGACGTGAAGTCTGCCGCCGCCTCAGATCTGGCTGGTGGAGTAGGAAGAGTAGTGATTGTCGGAACGGTCATCAGCGTCTCCCTTGGAGTTCATAAATTATCGGAATCCCTGCCGGGCTCACTGCCTTGACGTTAATCACAGTCAGCTTCGAGTATGGCCTGGTGAAGTAGTCGTATATGCTGGATGCCGATATTTCATAGATAAGCTCGCTCGAAAGTTGAGGCGCCGAAATAAGGCCCTGGGCAGCAACCTTGATCTTTTTGTCGCCGATCTTGATCAGGCTGTTATTTTGGAACTCTTGCCCCGTGAAGTCGCTGACGATACAACTGGCGATCTGCTCGGTAACAGTGGCCGTCGCCGTAGAGCCAGTATCAGGGTCATACACACCATCAGCCTTATCTCTAATTACAGCAGGCTGGCCGAACTCTTCGATCATCTCCAGCGCCATATTGGCCATTTCGTTGTAAAAGCCCATTAGGACCTCCGAAGGCTTACCTGGCTTGACGACTCAAGGAGCCCGGCGAACTGGGCATAGGATTGGCGCGTAGCTGCGGCTTTCGCGATATTTGGCGCCGCTGTCGTGTACTGGCGCTCCACCGCACCTTCGACAAGTTCCTTGATGACGGCGCCCTTCTTCAACTCCGGCGGTGCCAAATCATCGGCGTGGATCTCTGTGGCCAACGCCATCTGACCGGCCTTGACCTGCGCCGGAATGGTATTGGACGGGAGCAGCCACTTGTTCAGGCAGACCTCATACCGAGGCCAGGCCAGTGCTTGGAGCTGGCTCACCGTTCGCCCCTTCCATGGCTTGGCGTTCATTTCGAGCGCGGCACGGCGCAACAGCGCTTCCTGCGATGGTGTATCCGCTGGAATGACCCGGCCGAAGTTTTCCGCGTACGTGACCAGCTCGGCCGCAGTCGCAAAACTCTCGGCACCTGGAACGATCAAACCGGTTTCGATGACGAGAGCCATGGGTTAAGCCTCTTTCCAGCCGAGCAGGCGGTGCGCAGCCAGACAGGTCGGATGCACTTCCAGGGTTTCGCCGTCTTTGGTCACTGCGATCAGGTGCGAGTTATCCACGTCGGGAGCCTTGTCCGCATCCAGCGCTTCTTGCGCCTTGGCGGTGTACGAGGCCTTCTCTTCATCGGAAAGCGCTGCGAATTCTTCGGCCTTGAGGCCGCTCAGCTCAATGGCCTTTTCCAGCAGGGCCTTTATAGCTTTCTGTTCTTTAGTCAAACCGGCCATTTGCATTCTCCAGGCATAGCAGAGGCCTAGGCCACTGCTTGCCATTGTTGGTTAGCCTTGCAGGATTGCGACGTGGTTGCTGTTCACTACCTTGAACCCGTAGGCCAAGTGCAGACGCCAGGTAACCATGCCATCGCCCACAACCTGAACGAGCAGGTAGGTCATGCCGAAGCGGTCACTGATCAGGGTCTGGGTGATCAGCGGGCTGTTCGGGATAACTGGCGGACGCATCACGCCAACTACTGCCGAGCGCTCGAAAGCGAGGTTGGCGGTGTAGTTGTTGCCGATAGTCATGGCGTTGGCGGTCGGGATCACGATACGCGCGCCAGGACGGCCGAGGCTGATGGTGCCAGGAGCAGCAACACCGTTGTTGATGACGTACTTGTTAGCAGAGTCAACCGCGAAGGAGACGATGTCACCAGCCACTGCTGTGCCGGATCCAGTAACCAGCGCGATATCGGTCACGCCAACAGCAGTGGAGCCGCTAGTGACGTAGGCCGAGCCGGTACCCTTGGTGTGCGCTGCGATACCAGCAGACTCGCGGATCTGGAAGCCGAACTGACGCAGCAGATCACCGCTGCGGCGCTCTTCGTCACTGCCAGCTTGGTACGCTTGCTGGATGATGCCCAGCTTGCGAGCCGAGGTGCCGGCAGTGGAGTCGATGCACAGTTGCAGGTCGGCCATTGGTGCGCCGTTATCGAACAGCACTTTACGCAGGTCAGGGATGACGTTGATGTCACTTGCGAATGGGTTGGTACCAGCAGTACCGACAGCGCGGGAAGCGCCGACCTTGATTGCCTGGCATGCGGCAAGTTCGGCGCCGTTACGCAGGGTGCGCATGCCCTGCATGACCATCTGGCGAATGTACTCGTTGTTGGTGCCACCATTCTCCAGCGACTTGATCTGCTCGCCGGTCATGTTCCAACTAACTTGCTTGTTCGCGGTGATCTGCACGTCAACAGTCGACGGGGTCGAATCATCGCCAGCAGTGGTGGTCATCGCTGGAACGTAGTCGGAGGCTGCACGGCCAGGCGCAACAGGAACTTTTACCAAGTCGCCGATTGCTACGCCTTTGTCGTCGAAGTCGCCAGTGATGGCAGAGATGACGCCGAATGGTTCGTTGGATACTTCCTGCGCCGCACTGAACAGTACAGGCTGAAGGGCTGTGAAGACGTTTGCCATCTGGGAATTCCTCTAATCAGAAACGAAAAACCCGCCAGATGGCGGGCCTTGGTATTGGGTTTGGGTAGATCAGCCTTTGATCGTCATGCCATTGGCCATTGCCGCAGCCCGATCTCTCGGAGACATTGCGTCAAAGGCTGCTTGCGACATGGTTTTCGAGCCATTCCCGCCACCATGGCCCGCACCGCCACCGTTACCGGTCGCAGGGAACCAATGAGGACGAGATTCTTTCATATCCGCCATCCACTCTTTGAGCGTCAGCGGCTTACCGTCTTTACCGTACTTGCCCTCGCGGGCGACTGGGTTACCGTCGTCGTCAAGCTCGAAGTCGCGGGATGCGGCGAGCATGGCGTCTTCCATGGCGTACTTGTGCACGCCAGCTTCGGACGCGGCGCCGATCACTTCACCCTTCAGAACGCGGGATGCGTACTTCTCGGTGCGCGACTGGTAACGCAGGGCTTCTTCCTTTGCGGTCAGCACTTCTTTGTCGGAAGCAGCCTTCATGCGCTCAACGCGCTTGTTGACGACCGTTTCGATATCGCCCTTCGCGATGAGGCCGGCTTCTTCGTCATTGGCGAACTTCGAGAGGATGCCGCGCACAGCTTCGGGGTCGATACCCTCGAAGGATTTGAGTTTTTCGCTCGTCTCCTTGAACTTGCCCAGCAGCTCAGAGTTCTTGGTCTTCAGGCCGGTTACAGCCTCGCCAACGCGAGCATCGATGATTGCTTGCAGTTCTGGGGTGATCTGAGGGCCTGACCCGCCACCACCGTTACCGCCGTCACCACCTTCGCCACCACCTTCTTCCGCCATCAGCGGATACCACTTGCCGAAAATAAACATCTGCTAACCCCTTGGGTCTGTTGGCCGCCTGGCGGCAATAAAAAGCACCGTCATGGACGAGGCTTGTGTGAATCGTTTTTGCTTACTTGGAGTCTTGCAGGCGCTGCTTGAGCTCGTAGCCCATCAGCGGCCAGATCTTCTGCTCAGCATTCTTGCGAGCGATCTTGCGGCCGATTTCTTCATTGAAGTTTTCCGGGCTGGCACACGCAGACTCACCGGTCACGGTGAAGCCGTTACGCAGTACGAGCACACAGAAGGTCAGCAGCTCCAATTCGCCATGCGCACCGGTAAGTCGTGTCAACTCATCCTGCGAGCTGAAAGCGGCCTGCACACCATCGGCAGCAGTGAAGAAGTATTCGCCGACGATGTTGGCTTGCAGCTCGTCCGGGGTGATGCGCGGCGCGTTCAGGCCCTTTGCTTGGATCGCTTTCTCAATTGCTTCGTCGTTCATGGATTCTCCGCCCATAAAAAAGCCCCGGCGGATGCCAGGGCTATTTGAATTCGTTTCGTGCTACAGCGTGACGCGCTCACCCTTGAGCAGGCACACGACGCACAGCAGCGCCTTCGTCCCGCCAGTTGGCTTGCCGTTCTTCATCAGGACGCCGATCTTGGACTCGACCACTTCCCTGCCCCCGCAGCGATGGCACTGAACCATCGCCTCAGGCTTCGGCATCGCACGCACACGACGACGCACCTGCTCGGCCGGGGTATCCGGTGGAGCGGTGCCGTCGATTACGTGGAAGCGGGGCTTATCGGTCATGCCGCGATCTTAGCAAATGCCGCAGCGTCACGGGCGCGCATCTGGTCGAGAGTCAGGAATTCACCGGTAGGCGAATAGAAGTCCTCAAGGTCGAGCTTGCCATCCTTCAGCAACTGAGCGCGCACCGGGCCGAGCACCTCGATCTTGCGGGCGTCAGACTGGCGGTTGAGCCACTCCCTGTAGTTTAGATCGCCGGGGACTTGGCCATCCATAGAGGCCCGCTGTCCGGGCGTCATGGAATCGATATCAATTCCAAGCTCGCGCCATGACTTGGTGCGCACGATTGACGTGCTACGGCAGCAGAAGTGCAGGCGCCCAGGGCCTTGAAGCCACGGGATTTTGTGCCCGATAGGCTTGTGCGTGACGGGCGTGTATGACTTCTTGTCGCGGATGATGCAGCCGGGAGAGGTCTTCAGGTCGAGGACTGAGGTCCAATCCTCAGACTTCAGGATCTCCTCGTTCGCCTTGTTGAACTCTTCCCGCGCTGTCGCCGCCGTGTGGCTGACAGCCGTCCTAACGACCGCCGCAAGGTCTTTGCGGGGCCGCTCAAGGAATCCGTCTGCGTATCCAGTAGCCCGAGAGCCACGAATGCCGCGAATGATCTGGTCAGTCGTCTTGCCTTCGAGGTAGCCGGTGCGGATGGCGTTGCGGATCTTTGTCATCCGGTCGGCAGCGATCTCAGTCCCCCAGTCCTTGAGCAAACGCCCCTGGAATGGCCTTGCCATAGCCGCAGCATAAGCCTGTTCGGCGCTGACACTGGCAATCGGGAAGCGGACCTGCACCGGGTCGGGGATAGTCGTCTCGAGCAGCGATTGCTGCCAACTCACCTCGTAGCCTGACAGGTCCTTCAGGTCGCTCTGTAGCTCAGCGGTTACCGAAGCATAGGTCTGAGTGTTGATCAGCCTAACCTGATCTAGCAGCAGCTCCAGGCGCTCAACCGTGAATGACTCTGGTGGCAACCGCTCCAATGCAGCGGACAGAGCAGCCGAAAGGTCAATATCGGACTTATTCAGCAGCGAAATGATCCGCTTGACTACGCCAACCTTATATTTCTCTAGGCTGACCGCATGGGCGACCTGTTCGTCCTCAAGTATCTGGTTGACTGTCAACATTGATCTGCGCCCGCTTGAAGAAATCGTACTGCTCAACCACATGAACGAGCGTGTCAGCCTCGTCGCGCGTAAGGATGCGAGTTACTTCGATAGCGGCAATGCTGCCAGGCTCAAGATTGAGCTTTATGCCAGTCACCAGGCTTGGGTCAAGTCCGACGATATTGCATAGCTGTACCGCGATGTCTCGGCCCATTACATGCTTGATAGCCATTTAGAGTACCCCGAGGCCAGGCCCTTGCGTTGCGATCTTGGCTTGTTCGTCTTCCCACTTGATGTCGCTCGACACCACGTTGCGGCGCTGCATCTCCGAGAACAGCGTCTCGTCAGACAGGCGGCCTTGCGATGCCATGTTGAGCAGCAGTGGGAGGGTGGTTTCCGGCGCGAAGTCTACGTCGAAGTTGCCCCGCACCTGCACATGACCACCTTCAGGGAGGTCGCTCAGCTCGGCGAAGTGCTGAAGGATCTGATCCAGCGCATCCTCAAGCCCGCTCGCCATGGTTTGAAGCGGGCTCATCTCTTGAGCGGCCTCTTCCTCGGCTTGCGTGGCAGTCTTCACCGCCTGCTTATCCTTCTGGAGCAGCTTAGCCCCGGCAACACGCATCTGGTCTTCGAGGTCTTGCAGTGACGTGCGGCCGGCCTCGATGGACTTGCCAGTGTGCTCGACGAACTTCATGTCCGCGTTTATAGGCAGGCTTGTTGCCGACCCGACGCCAACAGTGATCTTTTCGCCTTCCGAAAGCCCTATCACCGCCAGCATCGGCACCCTAGCAACGTGCAGGATGTTGTCCTGATCGCTCTGGGACTGCCAATGCTTGACGTTGAGGTAGGCCAGCTCCAGCAGTGGCGGCTTGGCCGTCATGAAGCCAGTGCGGTCTGTGTAGAGGGTCGTCAGTGCGATGTGGTCAAGGGAGGTAAGGCCTTCCTCGTAAAGCATCCACGTCTTCTGGCCCTTGTCGTCTGCCTTCTCGCGGTAGGTCTGCCATGCTCCTGGAGTCAGCACGCGAATCTGGTCAATACGCTTCATGCCGAACAAGCCATCCTCCTCCTCGACCGACTCCATGTAACGGAACTGGTCAAGGACATGCTTGCCGTTGCGATTGCTGACGCGCCATCCCAATACCTGCTGGGGGCGAATCATGATGGCGTATGGGCGCGCGTTAATGGCGATCGCGTCAGCACTGGTAACCAGTTGGCCGTCGGCGCGTTGAATGTTTGGGTACTCGGCCAGCGCATGGCACAAGCCGTGCGACATGGCCTGCGAGAAGAACGACTTCGCCCAGACCTGCAGGTTATTGCCCTGGCGGTCGAAATCTTCAGTCAGCTCAGCAAGCACTGGAGGAACATCATCACCCAGCACGATAGGCTCGGCGAATACGCGGCCGGTGTTGTTCTTGACCGTCTCACGGTAAGCCGGAAACAGGGTGGACAGACTCAGGCGATCCTTGTAGTCGCACTCGTCTTCCTTTGGCCACTTTGGCAGCAGCTCAGTCCCAGCCTCGCGCATCGCTCTGGTGCCGCCCATCAGGGGATCAACAATCGCCCAGTCTTGGCGCATGGCTTCCACTGCGGGCAGCGTCTTGCTCGGGTCATCACTGCTCATAGTTTAAAGTCTCAGAGGTACTTGAGTGGCGGTGCGTTTGACGATTGGGAAGCGCTTCATGATGAAGTAGCCAAGGGCGTCGTTCGGGTCTTCCGTGCCGTCTTTGTTCGGTTCGCCCTGGTCGTTGTAGGTCTGCTGTTCAAGCACGCCTGTTGCGACCGGGCATAGCTCGGTGTTGACCTTGTAGCGGCGCTCGCCGTCGCCATTGAGGAACATGGCGTTGACGGACAGCACGCGGTCACGCACGGCAGGGTTTGCCGGGTTGACGACAAGGGTGAAGCCAGCAGTGCGTAGCAGGCTGTGGTCCGTCTCGCTCCCGTTGACGCTCTTGCGGTTGTTGCCGCTGGCATCCGGGTAGATTGAGATGTGATGGCCTGGGTACTTCGCCTTCAGCGCGTCAATCATCGCCGGCGTGTCGAACACATGGGTTATCTCACCCAGCAGCATCGGCTTGCCGTCGCGTATGACGTGAACCATTGCGGCCATGCGACTGATGTTGAAGTCGAGGCCTATGTGCAGCGCTTCGCCGGGCTTGATCGTCTCGCTGGTGTGGTTGAGCACCCTGTCGAAGCTCGGGTACACGCTGCCGGACACCAGATTGACGAACTTGCCGTCGATGTAGGCGTCCACCAGATTCGCCGGGTACGACTCTTTGAGCGACCCGATGTAGTCCTTCGGCAGGTTCTTCGCGTTGTCCCTCGTGCTGGCATGCACGATGCCGTACAGCGGGCGCTGGCTCGGGTTGGCGGCCAACTCACGCACGAACTTGCGATAGACCCAGTTGAAGCCTTCAGGGGTTGTCGTAACGTCAATCGTGTTCTGGTCACGGCCAGGCCACACGGTCGACATCCGCGCAATAATCTTCTTCCACGCACTGTCGGCCTTCTTGATCGGCATGCAGTCGATCTCATCGACCAAGGCGTGCGCAATATTGAAGCCGACGATGCGGTGCGGGTGCTCCATGCTCTTGCACACGATGGTGCTCAGGCAGCGCCCAAGGTTGTCACGCAGGTAAACGCGCTTCTTGCTGGCCACGATATCGGCGAACAGTCCGAACGCCTGCGCGACCTCTGGCATCGTCTCGTAGAAGATGTCTGCGATCTGCGGATAGGTCGGGGCGAAGTAGCCCTGAGGAATGCCAGGGTTCTCCAGCGCGTTGATGCACATGCGCACACAGCCAACGAACGTCTTGCCGCTACGGTAGCCGCCGACGAATGCAGAGAACTTCTTGGGGTGACTGATGAACTCGAACTGCGGCTTATTCAGCTTCAGGGTCGCTTGCATCTTCCACCCCGATGATTACTTTCTTGGGCTCGGGCAGGCCCTTGTTCGGGTCTTCCAGTTCGCGGCGGAGCTTCTCGTTGGTGAGCCGCTTATTCTCGATCTCGATGCGCTTTAGCTCACCATCAAGGTCAACGTGTTCTTTGTCGCTGAACAGCTTGAGGTGCTTGCCTAGCAGTTCGAACCCCTTTAGGACGTTCTTTGCGTCGAACCCAAAGGCCGGGGCCAGCTCTCCGTCTGGCGTATCGACGAGTACCGGAGCTCCTGACCGATCCAGCACGGGAGCAACCTGGCGACAACGCTCGATGACCTCGACTATCCCGGCAAGTACATAGTCCTGCGTGATACCGGTCCGCTCAGACCTCCCCTGCATCGCATTCTTGAGTGCTTTCGCAATCTCAGGTTTTGTCAGGTTCTCTTGTCCGATAGATGCAGCCGTCTTCTTGCTGTAACCCGCACGGATAGCCGCTTGCGTGGCATTCAGGTCTTTCAGGTATTCATCGACAAAGCGCTGCTGTTTCGCTGTCAGCGCCATAGGGGATTCCTTCGACTTTGGTGCCTCGCTTTGGTTGTGACTGCTTGGCTACTTGTCTGGTGATGTAACGGTGAACGTTCTGATCTTGCCGCCAGTGCCTGTATCGCGCTTGGCTGCCATCTCTACGGCGTGATAGGCAGATGCACCCATGTCGAGTGCTGTGTAGGCATGATCCCGACCGCTGCCGATGGCATAGGCCTTGCCAGGGAGCACAGAGCTCTCCACGATCTTGCCTTCTTCATAGCTGATCAGGCTTAACTCGCCGCTCTTACACACAATGGCAAGAGCCCCACAGTCGCCTGAGATCTCTTCACCGTGGTAGGCCTTGATCAGATCATTGATCTCTGACATGCCACCAGCACCGAAGAAGAAAGCCCCATCGCGCTCACGCATCTTGTCGAAGTCGTCGTAGACAATGGTTCCGCCGGCGGTGCAGCGTCCGTCATAGGCGATGATCCCGTCCTTGTAGGCGATCGTGGTCATAGCGTTGCCTCATCACCTGGATCTATTTCGCGGTACCGGGTCGCCTTGCGCGCCTGGGCGTTCAGCTTGTCGGTATCGACCTCAAGGCCTGCCAGGTGAGCGAAGGTGTTCACCGCTACCACGTAGAGGCGGAACCACCAGGGGTGATAGGCCAGGAATATGACTTTTCTGGCCATGGGATCACCCCTGGAATCTGCTTCCACCGAAGCGCCGTTTACCAATTCGAAGCCAGAACCCTTTCAGCTTGTAGCCGTCTGGAGTTTGGCGAGGGGCAAAGAGATCAATATGTATGTAAGGCACGACATCTGCGCTATGCCGAGGGCTGCGCCGCATATCCATCCCGAAACCTTGCCCAATGCAGAAGCAGGTGTAGCCGATCTGAATATGCAGGGCATGATTCTTTGGCGACATGAAGTAAGCATTGCGCTCGATCGAGATCATGGGAGTCACCCTTGGTTGATTAATCTTTGCTCTGCTGCTCAAGGTTATTGAGGCATTGCTCACAGTGCAGGTAGCGGCACAGCCAGCCCTTGACGCGCGGCCAGTGGTTGGCGACGAACCAGTGTCTTAAGCCAGCCAATGCGAGTGCTCCATGGAAGGTGACGCCGGCAGCGCTGGGGCTGAGGAGCACAGTCTCGCCCCGGGTAGCAATCGCGAACCCGGACACGGCGATCGCCGCATAAATGATCTTGCCGACAATACCGTCTCTCACCTTGTGGCTCAGTACGCACCAGGTCGCCCAAATGGCGATGATGGAGACGAAAGCCGTGCTCAATGTTTGAAGGCTCATGAATTAACCCCCTCCGAGCTTCGAGCGGATAAGCGCCCAGATGTCGGCGGCTTTGATGGCCCGGTTGATGGCGGTCAGGAGTGACCCGCCGAACGCCCCAAGAAGGAACCCGACACCGGCCACATTGCTAGGGTCAGTCACGGCCAGGCGGTCGCAAACAATGCCCGTCAAGTACAGGGCGCAGGCAATACCCGTCAGTAGGAAGATGACCCAGGACCAGAGATCCTTCAGGTCATCCTTGCTCCACCAGCTCGCGATGATGGCGCCGACTACCCCGGCAAGGATCAGGTCGGCCTTGTCGAGCAAGCGATGCAGGAATTCCATGCGCTCGACCTCTCAGTTGCATGATTGAATAAAAGGGCCGGCGTGAGCGGCCAAACGCTGGGGAGCAGCGGCGAATAGATCAGCCCCAACTGCACTCCCAGCTCAGAGCGAAGGGTGTGGCGGGGCCGAAAACAAGAAGGCCCCGATCAATGTCGAGGCCCTGAATAGGTGCGCGTGTCTTCCCACGCTGCCAGCCAAAGACCATCACGGCGTCGACACCCCAATGCATCGATCTCGCAGTTCTTGTCTCGCGCCACCCTGAAAGCGTGTTAGGTCAGGGCGCGCGGGCTGCCGGTGTTTTTCCGTAGCGCTGCACTACCGGCTTATCAGCGTCCAGGCCTCCCGAGGGCTGCCCTGGCTGCAGGTGAAACTACAGATTCTTTTTGTGGATCCGCCAACCCATGGCGACACCGGGATGCAAATACTCGCCGGTGCGTGGATGGCGCGAGAAGTCGGTCTCGCCAACTTGGCGTGCGACCGCCTCCCATGCCGTTCTGGCGCGCTCCAGCAGATTGCTTTTGGCTTTCAGCTTCACGCGAACCCCTCCAGCAGGCTTAATTCGAGGCAATAAAAAACCCGGCACGGTGGCCGGGTTTTCTTGGATCAGTGATTAAGTTGCCGAAGGCAAAATTATCAGGATGGCGAAATAGTGCCAAAACGCCGACATGGCGTCAAGCAGCTTCCTTCATCATTTTTATTGCACTCGAAACCGGCACCAGCGCCTCCTTATCCAGCCAGTTGCACGCGTCGAAACAGTGTCCAACAAAATCCCCCCAGTCCCTGGCCCATTGATCACCTGGGATCTCAATGCCGTAGGTGTCATAGATCCACACCCGCAGCTTGAACACGGTCGGGAGTGGGTCGACACCCTCCCCTTGTCCGCCCTGATTGATCCGGCGGTACCGGTGAAGGATAGCGGCGCATACGTACCTGGCGCGCATCATCTTGGCGGCCGACATGACTGCGAGCCGGGAGGCATTCTGGTATGCAACCTGGAACAACAGATCCTCCGCTTCGTCCTTCTCGTCATCGGTGGCGATCGGGCTGTACATGTGATTGCCGAACGCGCGCAGGTCATCAGGAAGCGAGGCGATCGCATGCTGAATGCGCGCCGAGATGGATTGCTGCATGGCGTGCCGGCTGTTCACGGACTTCTCTGTGCGCTGCACTGAGCAGCCCAACAACCCGATCTGTTCGACATGAGCACCTTGGGCGTCCCATGGTGTGTAAAGGGCGTCATGCCAAGCGAGACGCGCTGAGTTGATCTTCATGCTGCCGCCCTCTTCAGTTCTTTGGTCTTTGCCCGGTACTCGGCGGTGATGGCTTTCAGGTCTTCGATGGTGTAGCGCTTGGGCTCGTGCGGGCCTTCCAGCCAATCCACTTTGTCCTGACCAATACGCAGTACCAGGCTCATGCGGTAGTTCACGATGTTCCCCGACAAGTGCTGGTTACATGGCACGCATTGTTTGTGGCAGTTGAGCGGCTCAAACCTGAGGGCTGGATTGCTCTTAACTGTCCGGTAATGGCCAGCGTCATACTTTCCCTGGTGATGGCGGCCGCAGCTGACACACGGCAGCTCCGCGTCACGGGCGCGCACCCAGGCGTTGAATGCCTGCTGCGTGTCTTTGAGGTGGTCCGCCCTGCTCTTCAGCTTCTCCTTGCGGACCTTGATGTCCTTGCGGTCGATATCGGCCAGAGCCTTGCGGGCCTTCGGCTCATGCCTGGGCGAATCGATCATGGCGCAGGCCGGACTGCACACCGCCTGCCCCATCCGCGAAGGGACGAATGAGGCCCTGCAAGTAGCAACGCGACATTTCTTTGGCTTGGCCGGCTTCCGTTCGATGGTCATTGGTACACGCTCCCTGGCTGGCCGGGGGCATTGCTGTCGGTGCATGCCAGATCGTGGTCGCTGGCCCGCGGGCATCGCTTGCAGCCACACTTTGGGCACAGGATCATTTTCATGGATGAGAGCGGCAACCACATGAAGCCGACCTGCTGGCCCAGCTTGTTCTCAGCGATACAGCGGTGGCATTCGCAGTTGAGTGGAGTGGTCAAAGGCATGGCTCGGCCTCCTTGGCTTTCTGCTGCTCTGGGGTGAAGTCGCCGCGAAGGGGCATCAAATCGCTGGACTGATAAATCATTTCCCAGTACCTGGCGCGGCAAACCCACACATCCTTTGCAAGTGGTAGAGTCAATCCTTTGTAGGTCCAAACATCTCCAGTTTTTAGCGCCTCAATTAGCTCTACCTGGCTCATTGCCGGATACAGATCATTCCCCACCAGCGTCAGCGCCAAGTCGCCCGGCTTGAAGTTGTTAGTCATAGCGGCCACCCCAATGATCTTTTTGCGTCCAGCGCACCTGGTGCTCGGCGCCGAAGGCATGCACCCACTCGATCAACTCGCCGCACTGCTTCACGGTGAGCTTGCTTGTGCGCTCGTAGATGACATCAAAGCCGTTACCGTCTACCGCAGGTATCATCTGCGGCTGGTCGCCCGACTCGCGCAGCCAGGCGGCAGTCAGCAGGCGCTTCCAAATCAGGACATCCCACTTCTTCCCGGCATGTTTGACCTGGGCGGCGATATCGGCGAGGGCCGCATGGAGCGCCTTGTTCTGCTCCCCGCTGCGGTCCACTTCGGTGATGGCCAGCTTCTTGGGTTTTGCGAGATCCAGGCCGGCGATGTAGCCCATTGCCTTGTTGCGGTCTGATTCGTTGCGGATCTGGAGGCTGGTCATTTCCGCATCACCTTTTTCCAAAGCTGAGCCGCCGGGTACAGGGTCGGATATGTCAGCGGCAGACTCACGATCAGCAGCGCGGCGCCAAGATCGGCGAACGCGAACGCAAGGTCTCGGCAGTAGGACGGGAAGCCGGTGAAGGTCTTCTTGTACATCCTCAGAAATTCCTTCATGACTGCTCTCCCTGGCCCAGGGCGGCGACTACATCCGCCTGTTGCGGGTACTTTGAGCTGCCGTAACCATGGCCAACCTCAACCCCAGATATGGAGCGGATCAAATCTACAAAAACTCGGTTGAACCCTGAGTGATTGGCATAGGCCTCGGCATCCGTGCGCAATGTTGTGGCAGCCAGCGCTGACTGACCAAGCAGACTTCTAAGCAACTCCACCTCAGCCTTCAGCTCAGCATTCACCTGCTCGTAGGCTTCGTAGCCGGTGCGTAGGCCGGCGATTTCGGCGCGGAGCTGGTCGCGCTCGCTGGAAATATCAATCAACTTGGCTGCATTGCAATCGCATTGGCCGAGCCATTCGCCGACCATGTCATGCACGTCGCCAGTGTCTCCACAATTCCAGCAGGACGGGCCGTGGCGCCAAACCTCAAGCTCTTGCGCAAGATCACGCTCGGTTACACTCCGCAGTGTCTTCAGCCGCTCGTTCTCGGCGATCAGGGCCAGAATCACATCTGGGCCTGCCGCAAGAGTTAACTCGGTCATCCATCGTAATCCTGGGCGCAATGCAGCCTCGGCCAATCGCTTCAGTTCGTCGTACTGGCTCATGGCTTCACCTTCAGGCCTGCTGCTTCGATGGCTACCCTGGTATGCGCGACCCCTTCAAGAAAACCCTGCACAAGCATGTGCTCTCGATTCAGTCCGTCCGCATCCGGTAGTTCAATCACCAGAGCCTCGCGGGATGCCTGCCAAGCGGCCCAACCGAGATTCATTACCTGGTGGTCTTTGCCCAAATACCAGTCACCGCCACGCTCGAACTTGAGCGTCTTGTCGGTGCTTTTGGCGTCGGCAATAGCCCACTCTTCAAACTCTTCACGCATCTTGTCGGTCATGCCCGCTCCTCCCCTGCTTCTGCGATCAATGCCATGCGCTCCAGGCGCTCGGCGGCCTGGCTTGCCAAATTGATGCCGTCCGCCTCATCCACCACCGGCATGCACACGAAACGGATGCCGTGCTTGACCAGGGTGTTGGCCACCTCAAGGGATTGGCGTAGCTGGGCTGGGTTTGCTCGTTTCATGGTCGTGACTCCAATTCCTGGGCCTGCTTGATCAGCAATGCGCGGCGATCTGCCAATTCATTGGCCGCTGCAATCCGCATTTCGGTTTTCCGTTCGGCGCTGGCCATTCGCATTTCCATCATTGAGTTCTTGACCAGCTCCAGCTTCTTGCGCAGCACAGGCGCTGGCTGAGTGACGTTGCCAGTGAGCAATCCGGCAATGGCGCGACCGTCTTCGGTGATCGGCTCAACGCTCAGGTCGGCGAGGTACTTCTGGGCGTGTTCGCGAGGAATGCGCTTCAGCTCCATTGCCTTGGTTACCGCCTGGATTCTGCGGTTGGTGTCAAAGCCCACAGAGACGTGCCAGTTGACAGGCTTGGCATCCTCTCGGGATTGGCCGACAAACCGCTCATAGGCGCTGATGAAGGCCATCCTGGCGCCAATCTTGTCCCCGGCGTCGAGTACTGGCTTGGCTGCGGCCAGAGCCAACTGGATTTCATCGGTCAGAACCACGGTTTCGTATTCGTCGTTGGTGGTCATAGCGATGGCCCAGGCTTCGTCCTTACCTGGACGGCCGTCGGCGGCCTGGACGCGCTGGAGGATCGCGGCAAGGGTCAATTTTCCAGTGACTTCGCGGCGACAGGCCCACAGTGCGTTGGCGATCACGTCCATAGGGTGCTCTGCCAGGTCTTCAGCCATCAGCTTGGCGGCCGGCGCGCTCAGGGTTTGCCCAAGGGTTTCAGCAGTGGCGCAGATGGCCATGCTCAGTTCAGCGGTTTCGGCGTAGGAAAGCATTGGGCGCACCTCCTTCGAGAATGCTGCGACTGGCTTCCTGGGCGGCGCTGATGTTCGCCTGCGTGTTCTCCATCTGGCGGGCGGTCACGGCGTTCACCTGGCGCCCGGTGAGCCACTGGGTTCGGATTCCCTCGGCGCGCGAGACCAGCAATCCGAACTCGTGCGAGGCGCGGATGAAGAACGAGTCGTTGATCGTCACGTAGAACGCGGCGACACCCGGAGCCTCTTCAGCCCCGAGACGCTGAACAAGTTGGGCAACCTGCCCATTGACCTTGGCGTTGCGCACCGGCTCCACGCCATAGCGCTCAAGGTAAGCGATGGTATAGGCGTCCCAGGTGTTGGTGTTGGCAATCTGCGCGTCGGTCTTTTGCTTTTGCTTCGGCTTCAGAACCTTGATGTTCGTCGGCGCCGGAGCCTTGGCGACCGGCAAGGTTTTTGAATCCGGGTTCAGGACATCAGGAATCAGTGAATCAGGAATCAGAAGATCAGAATCAGAAGAGAGGGAATCAGCCCGAGTCGTACCGATAATTTCGGAACGAGTACCGAGAATATCGGAAGTGATACAACCTTCTGAAATAGAAGGAATTTCTGAGTCCTTCTCGTTCTTGTGCGGATTCTGGTGCTTGGTGAAGTTCACGACCTCGATGTAGGCCTTCCCGCTCGCCGTGTACCGAACGATGAAGCCTTTGTGCGCCAACCAGTGCAACATCGCGTCAACGTCGGCTTCGCGGTAAGGGAAGATTTCGGCCTTGATGCGCAGAGGGCGATCCTCAAGACGGCCCTCTTTATCAGCCAGCAGCCATAGACCCTGGAACAGAAGGGTGCATAGGGGGTGTCCAACGCCGAGTATCTCATTGGTGAACAGCGCGGGTTTTATGTTGCGTGCGCGGGCCATTACACAGCCTCCTTGGTCTTGGCAGGCCGGTATGCGTTGAGAGCCCGCAACGCGGTGTGGTGACGACGCTGGGCGTTGTACTCGGCCTTCTTGGCAGCGCGAACACGCTGGAACTGCGCCTCGGTGAAATCCATCACAGGGAGGAAGTCGTCGTTGTATGGGTCGAACTTCCCATCAGGTCGGCCATGGGCTCGGAAGTAGGTGTCGTACAGCGAGCGTAATTCAGCCTTTAGGGCCTTTTTAGTGGTCTGCGCCTGGAACAGCTCAAGCGCAGTCAGGGCGGCTCGTTCGATCAACTGCTGGTAGGTCGTGGGCTTCATGGTCAGAACTCCAGGCGCTTGATTTCGGAGAGAAGAGCCCGGCTATGGCGCTGGATGTAGATCTGGCTGAGCTTCTGCTTGCGGGATTCGAAGTCCATGCCCACGTCGATAAGGGATGCATTGACCCGCTGAAGGTGCTCAATGCAGCGGATCTCGCAGGGAGTGAGGTGGTCGCGGATCGAATCGGTTGGGCTGATGCAGTGCGCCGCCCGGTACGCCTTGGAAGGCATGCCCAGGGCAATGCGGTTGATCAGGTCGAATTCATTGCTGAAGTGGTAGTGCTTGGTTTCTTTACCGGCGGCGAGACGCCCGTGCTTGATGGCGTCGGTCAGGGCTGGCGCCTCAAGGCGAGCCCGATCCCGGGCCTGCTTTCCTTCGACCAGTTGAATGTGGCCGACGACAACAGCGTCGAAGGTACGGATCACTTGCAAATGAAATTTCGCGCTGACCCACATTGCATAGGCATAAACCAGCTCCTTCATAACGAAGGTGCCGCCATTTCGGCCCTCAATCGTAACTACCGGAATTCCGGTAGTTTCCAGCTCGCCCACAAGCTCTGCGGTTTGCTGGATCGCAAGCCAATAACCTGGCGCGTGACGCTTCTCTTTTCCGGCAGCCTTGTGCAGGTCATTCAGGCAATAGCGACCCTCTAGGTCTTGCTTGATTTTGACGCCGCCGAGACTCAGGGCCATTGTCCGCGCCACGTTTTGCGATTGCAGAAAACGTGGCGCGGGATTATTCAGGGCCTGTACATCGAGATTAGAGGTGTGCATAATCGGCTCCAGATTGAAACGATTTTTGCAAGCGCTGTGAAAGAGCCGGGATTGCGCCCCGGCTTTTTTGTGCCTGCGATTTGGGTTTATGGGTTGGGGTCTTCATCAGTCCCTCCTTTTTCAGGCCCTATTCCGGCCTTCGGCGGGTCACGCCTTGTTGTTGGTAGATGCCGGATCTTTCCAGCCCCTCTTGGCCTGGTCTTCTCGAAAAAGCGTTCTGCTCCAAGCTTTGCGGCGTACTCGTCAGGGGTCATCCCTGCCGCTGCTGCCAACCGTTCAAGCTTTTCGTAGAGGCGCCCATCGATCCCGTGGCAGATCGTGGTTTCAGGCACATAGCCTCCTTAAGGGCCTTCAGGCCTGCATGTGTTTCCCGTTAACATCCAGTTCAACGATGCTTTCCAGCTTTTCCTCGACGCACATGCGAACGAACACCGCGAGCTGAAGCTTGTGCAGCCGTGCAACAGCCTTCAGCGCCTCGTAGGTTTCGTCGTCATAGCGGGACTTGATCTCCCGGTCTTTCAGGTGGCGCGTGTCGTGATATGCCATTGGTGAGGCTCCTTTAGTGGGTGCATGCAAGGTGGTTAAGCGGCAGAAAGGGATTCGACCGGATATAAATCAGGCCGAAGCTCATGGCGGGAGATGCCAGTAGCTTTTTCGATAGGAAGTGCCTGACGTGCGGGAACACCCCTGACCTTCCAGTAGGAGACCGCCATAGGGGTCACGCCAAGAAGCTCGGCAAGGGCTTTGCCCGATCCGGCCGCAAGGATTGCGCGCTCAAGAGGTGTGGGTTTCATAAACAATTCCGCCGTCGGCGAGCAAACACCAGTCAACGATACGTTTATTTAATAAACAACACAACCCCGGTAAACTCTGTGTTTATGACTAATGAACATTCTGGCGACCGGCTACGGCGGTTTATGGCCGAGCAAGGCATTACCGCAAAGCAGGTCGCTGAAACCCTTGAGGTTTCACCGCAGACTTTAAATAACTGGTTTAACCGGGGGCTTCCTGCGCGCGCTATTTATCAGGCCGCACTAAAGCTATTTGTGGATCAGCACTGGCTAACTCACGGGGAGCCTGACCCGTCTGGCCGATCTGACGCTCCAGTTCCTCCTGCCGCCGACTCGAACGCATCCCTGGACGGCCCTTTCGATGTTTGGGATGACGACACTCCACTAGAAAATGATGAGGTGTACGTGCCTTTCTTAAAGGAAGTGGAGTTATCAGCCGGTAGCGGCAGGACGGTCGTGGAGCAATCCCACAAGCAAAGGCTTCGGTTTGGGAAGATGACTCTGCGGCGCCAGAATGTTCAGCCTAGCGAGGCGGTATGCGTGACCGTCAGCGGGAACAGCATGGAGCCGGTTTTGCCGAACGGCAGCACGGTAGGAGTTGACCAGGGGTCAACATCCGTCATTGATGGGAAAATGTACGCGCTGAACCATGGCGGCCAGCTTCGGGTGAAGATTCTTTATAGGATGCCGATGGGTGGCTTGCGCCTGCGCAGCTATAACCGTGAAGAGCATCCCGACGAAGAGTACACAGCCCAGCAGATGATGGAGAACGAGCTGGTCGTTCTTGGACGGGTTTTTTGGTATTCGGTCCTGGTGTAGCCGGAGCATCCGCGCATACAACCAAACAAAATCAGTAGCCACACCACAACTAAGCCCGGCCCAGCGCCGGGCTTCTTGTATCCGCCATCCCTGCATCCCCCCCTCCCCCTCGCAGGCATCGACCCGCACTGAATAGTACGACCTGCTGATTTGGGATCGACCCGCTGCCCGCCGTTGAGCGGGCTTTTTTGTGCCTGCGATAAACACAAATAAACAAATAGTGTTGACGTGTTTATAAACGTGTTGTTTACTAGACCCATCGAGTCACCCAACAGGGACTCGCCAGGGCCTCAGGGCCTGACCGCTCTTTAACAGTCAGCGCAACAAACAACAGACCGCATTGCCTCTACCGGCGACCGGCGAGCAGACAGGCCCGAAAGCCTGCCAACGACAGGAACAACCTGGACGGCTGCTCGATGGCGAAACGCCAGAACCGTGTATGCCCAGTAGGCAAGAATGACCCGGCAAGCAATGCGCCCCGCGAATCCCAGCGGCAGAAGGGAGAGACACCGAATCGAATTAGCGGTCCCGATAGCCTCGGCTGGGATCGCCGGACCTCATGCACCCTGCCCCACTCAGCCGGGCACTCAGAGCTGTAGCGTGCATGTTGTAAGGACCTGTGATCCACGGCGAATAGATGCTGTTTGACGCTGTGAGTAGGAAGCTCGAAGCCCAACCACGAAGACGAACGGCCAGCCCTGCAATCAGCGGCGGGTAACTGGCCAACACCGATGACGCAGCAAACCCAGGCCGTCGCCAGTAGCGGGCCTGGGCTCACAGATTTCCTCGATGACCTTAGCGACAGGGTCATCCGGAAAATCGAAACGGAGGGTTACGCAATGAACCAGATTTCAATCGTTGGGTATGAAAGCGAGTGCAACTGCGAACACTGCGGCCGCTCGTTGAAGCACGGAATCAAGTTGAGCGACGGTCGCATCGTCGGAGCCACCTGTCTTGACAAGAAGCTGACCATGCCGCGCACCTACCAAGGCAAGAAGTTCCGCTTCGGTGCTGAGTTCATCGTGAAGGTCGCAAAGGTTGTGCAGTTCTACAGCCCAGCGAACTGGTCGCGATTCGGCGTCTCTGCATCCTCGACTACGTTTGAGGCTGCCCAATGAGCGCGGCATGGCCTGATGAGGTCGGAAGGCTCGAACAGCTGATAGCGCACTACAAGGCTTTCGGATTGCCGATCGGCGATGACGGCATGGAGCCTTTCATCAAAACCAGATGCGAATCGCTGCGCCTAATGCTCTCGGCATACGAAGCGGCGCTTTCCGAAATCGAAGAACTCAAGAGCACAACCAGCGCCACGTCCGTATGACGTTAACTGCCCGATCCTCTCTATGAGAGCGCATCGGGGTGTGATTTGCATGAAAACGCTGTGGCTGAGTGCACAAATAGCCGGTGTGGCGCCGGTAGCCGCAAACAGAAGCCAGCAGTAGTCACAGATCACACCCCGATGCGGACGAAACTGCGGCCTATAACCGCCCACCTGCATGCAACACCCCTTGAAAACGGTGGCCACTGCCTTCCCAGTGAGCGAACAACGGAGGGCTTCCACATATCTCGACGGGCTGGCATCCCGCCGACACCCGCACCACCTCAGACACCAAGCGCGCACGTAAGTCTTGGTCAGGGCCTCCCACAAATTGTACGGGAGGCGCGGCTGGTAGATTGCCAGGAACAAATATTCGCCGCCCGACGCCATATGCGCCCGGCAGGCTTGTACGTAAAGAGGGAAAAGCCCGGTTTCGACTGGGCTTTTTTATGCGCCTTTATTGCGTCAGCACTCACCCCGCGCCCATCGGCAACCAGCGGGAGGCATTAGGGCTGACGAATACAGGTGAACCAACGAATGGAGAGAGTCATGGATCGAGAAGAAACAGGCGGCGCTGCTTTTCCGCAGTCCGGCTTTGGACAATGGGCACCAGAGGGCGGCGCTACTTTGCGCGACTACTTCGCTGTACACGCCGCCATTGATCACGACGAAGTAGGCGTCCGTTACGCCGCGGCGATTGTTGGTCGCGATATGCCCGACTTTGCAGCCGACCCGTTGGGAAACTCTGCGTTCTGGGCTGAATACCGGGCTCGCATGCGCTACATCGAAGCCGACGCCATGCTCGCCGCCCGCTCCGACTAACCCCAAACACTGGAGGTCGCCATGGCCCGCACTTACGAATATTGGACGGTCAAGGATGGCGAGGACATTGCCGTCAACCTGACCGTTGTCTCTTTCTCGGCCTCGAAAGGCAACTTCAGCTCGCAGGCCGCTGATCCCGATGAGTATCACGGGCACTGCGAAATCGAGTGGGAATCGAAAGACGACACCAGCTTCATGACTGAATCTGAGATCGCCTCGATGGAAGAGTGGCTTGTGAATGAGCATTCCGAGTACCTGGCCGACCAAGACTATTACGACTGACCCGCCACTCTGGAGGCACTATGGAACACGAAATAGTTGTTGAGGGGTTTGTCCTCCAGGTGGAGGTGACCCACTGCATAAATGAGCCTGCGCGACCTTGGACATGGGATAGCGACTGGGATGCCCAAGGCGAGCGCGAGCTTGAATTCAAGCTACTGTCGGCCCGGTGCTACGACGATGACGGCGTGCCGATGGACGTACCGATCTGGCAATTGCCCGTTCTGGCTCACCAGTACTACACCCCTATCACAATCGCGCTGTGGGTAGAGATAGATGCCCTGAAGCGCCGGGAACGGAGGCTTGCAGCATGAAAAGTTACCACCAGCGCGCGATCGACATGATCCAGCATCAGATCACCCGGGTATGTAAGTCAATGTGCCCGGACGAAGACTTCTGTGAAGGGATGATTCAGGCGAATGTCGCCCAGGGTCATATCAGCACCGAGGAATCGGTTGAGCTGATGCAACTGCTGGTCAACGCAGTATCTGCCCGGCGCCGCGAACTTCAACAACAGAGCGCGGCCCGCCGCCTTGCCGACTACGAAATCCAATACGAGCGAGCATCATGACCATCATCGCCGGATCATTTGAAGGAATCGCACAGGCCCTGAGAAATCAGGGTTTCTTGTTTCTGGTAGACGTGAAATGGATCGAGCAGCCTTGCAGGTGTGCGGGCCGCTGGACTTGCAAGGTGTCGGTATGACCAACCAAAAGATTGACGGCGTGCCGCGTGAGCTGCTGGAAAGACTGCTAACTGATGCGTGCAATGAAAACTGGTCCGATCTAAACGAGCTTCTTCATTCGCCAATTACATGCAGGTGCAAGCGCTATGGCAAGGGCAACCCACATTGGCCGTGCCCTGTGCATGCATCACCAACTGCCCAGCATCAGGTTGAGCCTACTGAAGAAATGAAAGAAGCCGGGTGTCAAGCCTACATGGACGCTGATGGGATGATTGGCATCATGCATAGGTCCTCAATGGGCCACGCCTACCAGGCAATGCGTGCGCTTGAGAAGCCCGCGCCGGTGCCGGTTGCAATCGATGACAATGTCGAGTTTGAGAAATGGTGGATGTCCACTCCGATTCTTAGAAAGCAGAAAATCCAGATCGCTCAAGAAGCGTGGTTTGCACGCGCTAAGCTCGACGAGCAGACGCCATGACCTCCTACCAAAGAGCCAAGCGCTACTGCTTCTGGCGCGGGTCTGCCATAGCACTCGCATTGTTTACGGCCTGGATGATGCTCAGCGCATACGCCGGGACGATCACTCAATAAATTCAATTTCAAGGCGCCCCGCAAGGATGGCGCGGGAGCATCCCCATGTCCGCACAACAGCAAGTCATCACTATCGACGACATCAGCGCCGACAACGCTCCGGCTATTTACGTTGCCGGCGGCCTGGGCCAGTTCTTCGACGCCGTGAAAGCCGAAGTCACCGGCGAGGTGCCGGATCTGACTACTGTGAAGGGTCGCGCTCGCATCGCTTCCCTGGCCGCAACGGTAAGCAAGTCAAAAAAGGCAGTCGAAACACCTGGCCGCGACTACCTGAAACGCCTCAAGGAAATGCCCAAGGTGGTCGAGGCTGAACTGCGCGAGTTCGTCACCAAGATGGACAACCTGCGCGATTCCACCCGCCAGCCCCTAACGGATTGGGAAAACGCTGATCAGGCGCGCAAAGACAAGCATGTCGATGGTATCGACAGCATGAAGGACCTGGCCGTTTTCGAGGCAACCCCAGCCGCAGCCCATGTCGCCCAGATCATTGCAGACCTTGAGTTGGTCGAAATCAACGATTCGTGGGAAGAGTTTCTGGCCGAAGCCGCCCAGGTGAAGGATCAGACCCTGGCCAAGCTGCGCGGCATTCTGGCCGAGCGCACCCAGTACGAGGCCGAGCAAGCCGAACTAGTCAGGCTGCGCGCTGAGGCAGAAGCACAGGCCCAGCGAGACCGCGATGCAGAGATTGCTCGGGCAGCGGCTGAGCAGGCCCTGCGCCAGGCAGAAGAGAAAGCACAAGCCGAGCGTGACGCAGCGGCGCGCCGCGAGCAGGAGTTGCTGGACCAGGCCGCAGCAGCGCAGCGGGCAACCGAACAGGCCGCCCGTGATGCAGAAGCCGCCGCCGAACGCCAGCGCCTGCAACTGGAGCTGCAAGCAGAACAGGCTCGCGCAGCAGCGGCACAGGCCGAAGCAAGCCGACTGGCCGCCGAACAGCGCGCCGAGCAAGAGCGCCTTGAAGCGATCCGCCGACAAGAGGAAGCCGTGGAGCAAGCTCGACTGGCTGAAGTAGCCAGAGCCAACGCAGCAGCAGATGAAATCCTTCGCCAGCAGCAGGCGCGCCAGGCTGACGTAGCGCACAAGTCGAAGATCCTGGGCGAAGCCAAGCAGGCCTTGATTGGCATGAACATCAGCGAAGAGCTGGCCAAGGCCATCGTCCTGAAGATCGCCCGCGGCGAAGTACCGAACGTATCCATTCAATTCTGAGGTATTCAGCATGTCCACCGACATCATCATGCCGGAGCAGCGCCGCCAGGTGTCCGCGCCGGTAGCAATGGACACCAGCATCATGGCTGTTATCAGCCGTGCTGCCGCAGATCCAACATGCGACATCGAGAAGATGGAGCGCCTGCTGGCTATGCATGAGCGCATGCAGGCCAAGGATGCTGAGCAAGCATTCAACGCAGCGATGGCCGAGATGCAGTGCAACATCCCCACGGTATTCGAAGGGGCGGTAAACCTGCACACCGGCAACTCCTACGCCACTCTGGACCACATCACCCACACCCTAAAGCCGATCATGCAGCAGCACGGGTTCGCCATTACCTTCAAGGTTGAAAACGCGGACAAGTTGATCAGCGTCACGGGGATATTGATGCATCGAGGTGGGCACCGCGAGCAAACGACCATGACCCTTCCGACTGATATCGGAAAGGGCCGCAACGACGTCCAGGCGGTCGGATCGTCCACCACCTACGGAAAGCGCTACGTCATGTGTGCTCTTCTCAATATCACAACAGGCGAGACCCGTGACGATGACGGGCAGTCAGCGGATGGATCAGATACGGATGACATGCGCGCCCAGGTCGTCGCCGACATCCTTGAGCGTGTCGGGCAAACCACAACGCCGGAAGAACTGAAAGATGTCTGGCAGGCGAGCCTAAAAGTCCTGCAAGCGTCGGGTGACACCAACGGGTATTCCACGGTGAAAACCGCTGTCACCGTCCACAAAGCCAAACTGGAGGCGCCTCAATGATCATTGTGAATTGCACCCAAGGCTCACCGGAATGGCTACAGGCCCGCGCCGGGGTCATCACCGCAAGCATGTTCAGCACCATCCGCTCCAAAGTTAACGGCCTGAACGCCCAGCAGAAGAAATATGTCGACGCCATGCTTGCCGGAAAGGGCGAGACAAAAGCGATGGAGTTGGCAGGATACAAGGCCGGCCCAAAGGCCGAGGTTGTTCAGCGAGCTCTGGACGGCGAGAAGGTCGGCGAACCTTCAAACGCCGCACTGTCTTACGCTTTTGAGCTTGCCGTCGAACGCATCGGCGGCGAGCCGCTGGATGGCGGGTTCGAGACCTGGCAGATGCGCCGAGGGCATGAGCTGGAGCCCGAGGCGCGAATGGAGCACGAAATCCAGACTGGCCTCATCGTCACCCAGGTCGGCCTGGTAAAAACTGACGACGGGGTATTCGGCGCCAGCGCGGACGGATTTATCGGAGAAGACGGTGGCTCCGAGTACAAGTGCTTCCTCGCGCCCGACAAGCTCCGCTCTTTCCACATCGACAACGATGCCAGCGAAGTCATCGACCAGGTGCAGGGCTGCATGTGGATCACCGACCGGAAGTGGTGGCACATCGGGATGTACTGCCCGCTGTTAAAGCCGGTGGGCCGACAGCTCTGGTGGAAAGAGTTCAAGCGCGACAACGACTACATCGAAAGCCTCGAAGAAGACCTGTGGGAATTCAAGCTACTGGTTGACGGGTACGAGGCGGCGCTCAGGAGTAAAGCAGCATGATCAGCATCCTGCGTAACGAAGTGGAACGGCTGCGCCCGGCGCATGATGAGCTGGCCGCGCAGATGGCTGAGTTTCTGGCTGCCGGCGGCGAGATCGAAGAGATCAAGCCTCCCCCGCCACCGAAGCCCGTCGTATATGTGCCCCAGGAGCCGCCGGCGCCAAAGCCGTTTGTTCGTCGGCGGGTTGAAGCTACTCCACTTCCGATTGAGCCAATCGACGCCAGAGCTGATAGGCGCGCCAAGCAGGCCGAACAAGCAAAAGCCCTGGCAGCTACGCATACACAAACAGAGGCATGTTTCGCCCTGGGCATGACAAGTAAAACCATAAAGTCCTTAGCGAAGGAGTTTGGTTTCACGTTCAAGCGCTCAACGCATGGCGGATACAACGGACCTGAGCGGAAAAAGGAAATTTCGGAGCGAGACGCCAAATTCGCCGAGCGCATCAAGGCATTCAAGGAGCTTGGCGTCTCACGTCGAGTGGTTTGCGGAAAGCTTGCAATATCCAACAGGACGCTGGAGCGCATTCTTGGCGAGTACTGCATCGACTATCCGAAATCAACTCGCGGACAGCGCCCGTGCGCCGCATAGCCCGCATCCAGCAACGCAAACGTCAAACATGGCTCGCACTGCCAGCCAGCGGAATAGAAGAGGTAGGCCATGGCAAAGACTGTGCAGGAACGCTCGGCCAAAACTGCCAGGAAGCGCGTAGCGAATGCCGAGGAAGAACTGAGGCTCAGGGTTCGCCCCGGCACGCGTCAGGCCCTGGCCGATCTGATGGAGTGGTCAGGCATTACTGAGCAGGGCGAGGCGATGACGCTGATGATTCATCACCTGCACGCGATGGGCGCCGCGAAGTGCCAGCCTCTACTTAATCCGCCGCGCCACGAAATCGAGATATCTCAAAACGTGGCGCGGGAATTCCGCAACAAAAGCCTGCTCGCCATCCAGAAAGACCCGGGCGACGAGATCATCGAGCCCGCCTGATCCGGCTCCATGCCGGTCACCCGTAATACCCAACTTAACTCATCTGCGCCACCTCATCCGGTATCGGAGAAGTGCGCCTGACTGGAATTCGCATGGCGGCTTATTACAACGAGATTGACCCGTATGCCGCGCAGTGGCTGCGAAACCTCATCGAGGCCGGCCACATCGCGCCAGGAATCGTGGATGAAAGGAGTATCGAAGATGTCCACCCCAGCGACCTGCACGGCTTCACGCAGTGCCACTTCTTTGCCGGGATCGGAGTTTGGTCGCTCGCTCTTCGGCGTGCCGGCTGGGCAGACGATCGACCTGTTTGGACCGGTTCCTGTCCTTGCCAACCTTTCAGCGCGGCAGGCGCTGGAGCTGGGTTTGCGGACGCAAGGCACCTTTGGCCAACTTTTGCCTGGCTCATCAAGCAGTGCGGACCTGCAATCGTCTTTGGAGAGCAGGTTGCGAGCAAGGCTGTCGAACCTTGGGTCGACCTTGTACACGCTGACGTGGAAGCCTTGGGTTACGCCTTCGGGGCTATCCCGTTTCCGTCTGCGGGCGTCGGTGCGCCGCACATCCGAGACCGGCTCTTTTGGGTGGCCGACTCCAAAGGTCACGGACACGAACGGACCGGGAAACTCGGTAAATCGACAGGGCGGAATGGCACTCCACACCTGCGCGCAGTTAGCGGGATGGCCGGCGCCAATGGCGGGAACGCCGGCGCAGAACGGCAACAACGCAGCGGGCAACAACGACAGCAGCCGGAAGACGGTGGCGGTTGTGAATTTGGCGGGATGGCCGACAACAAGCTGCAACAACGATCGAGCAGCGAGGCCGGTCCTTATGTACCGGGAAGACGGCTCGAAGAACCAGCAGCGCCTCCAGGACTTTGCAGCGATATTCCAGCCGGCCCGGTTAACGGCTTCTGGCGAAATGCTGACTGGCTCGGATTCCGGGATGACAAGTGGCGGCCAGTTAGCCCCAAGCCACAGCCGCTGGTTGATGGGGCTGCCGAGAGCTTGGGACGAGTGTGCGCCGGATCCATTGAGAAAATCGAAGGGGAAATAAATGCGTGGGCAGTGGAAAGCGAAATCGACAGTCGAGAGGCAATGCGAGACCTGCACCACTACCTTGCAGCGAAATCGCACGCCTGCTGGGCGCCTGGAAGGCTTCCGGGACTTCATGAGGCGCCGTTTCTGCTCGCTTTCATGCGCCAACTCGCGGGACAAGGGTGGGGATTCTCGGAATGCTCACCTTTACAGGGCTCGGAAGCCTCTGAAGCCGGAGTGCGAGTGCTGCGGGACAACAGAACAGCGGCAGGCGCACCACGTCAACATGGATTGGAGGGACAACAGCCCGGCGAATGTTCAAACGCTGTGCATTTTCTGTCATCACTTCTGGCACGCCATGCACATACGGCTTGGAACCACGCCTACTCAACCTATGCCGAGATTGGTTTTCCCCTTGCCCACGGTGCCAGATCCAGAACAGGCAGGCTAAGAGCCTACGGAAACGCTATCAATGCTGAAGCGGCGACGCAATTCATAGCCGCATACCTCGAAACATAACTCCCCCACTCCACCGCCCGGGCATGCCCGGCAAGGAAACAGCTGTGTCCGAAGTAAAGCGTTACCACGTAACCGAAACAGGGCTTGTAGAGGGTGAATCACTGGGGAGGCTCAGTGTTGTGCTGGCGGCTGACTTCGACCGCAAAACCGCCGAGCGTGACGCGGCTCTGGCTGAGCTTGGGCGCTATCAGTCACTTTTCAATCAGGCGCAGAAGGCAATCGACCGCCTGAACGAACTTCATCGTAAGCGCATGGCTGAAATTGGACGGCGCCTGACCGCAGCGGATGAGCGGGCGGATGTGCTGGAGGGGTTGATTGGCGAAGTGCTAGACGCTGTGGGGCATGAGCCCCTGGACTTGGACGCTGTACTGAGGTTGCGTGCCCGTATGCGCGCCGCACTCAAGCCAGCAGAGGTCGGCGCCGACTCCTGCGAGTTCTGCAAGGGCTGGGGGTTTCGTTCCAATCCAGATGGCGCCGACGAAGGATGTGGCGCGTGCAACGGCACGGGAAAAGAGCCATCGGATGACCAGCAATGAAATCCCAACTCCCCGCCTACTGCTGGTGCCTGCTGGCACTGGCACAAATGATTTGCTGAGGTGATTTATGCGTGGTTACGAAAAACTGAAGAGACTTGCAATCGCGGCGCAAAACGATTGTGGTGATTATGTAGCGCTGAATGACTACGGTATGGCCGTTCCGCCTGCCGTGGTGCTTGGACTGATCGCTGAACTGGAACAGCTTAAGGCACCTCAAGCGAATGCGTGGCGAGTCATCGACCGAAAAGGAAAACGATTCACTATCTATCACGAAGGCCTGGCTGAGGCTATTTCAGAACTAGGACTTGACGTTACGCCGATGTGTGACATCCCGCCCTCTGGCTGGGAGTGCAGCCGCGCTAAGGGACATGAAGGCCCCTGCGCTGCTTCGGAGGCGCAGAAGCCATGACCACCAACCAAACGATTGACGGCGTGCAGGCTGAGCAAATGGCATGCATGCCGGTGGATCGCAGCTACGACGTCCGGGCGAAGATGATCATCGCCTTCAACGAGGCCAAGAAGGCTGGCGGCGACCTGGATGACGCGCTCGACGCCGCATACAAGTCGGCCTTGCGCTATTCGCCTAACCCGATGAGCGCCGAGCAGCCCGCGGCGGTAGCGGTGGATGAGATGGCCGAGTTCACCAAATGGACCCACGAAGTGATAGCGGAATCACGCATCGGTGGGTTGACGCTCAAAGTACAGCGCATGCAGCACCTGACCCCAGGTGAAGAAAAGTCTGCACACGATGCGTGGATGGCACGAGCCGCCATGAGTGCAAAAACCCGATAGGAGTACATCTGCACTCTTTCGCTCCACGCCTCCCCCTCCCCCTTCAAAGTCAGCCGCTATAGCGGCAAGGACGAAGTCATGCCTGAAGAAATCAAGTTGATCCAGCCAGCCCCGGTCGTGCGCGATGAGTACGGCATGTTCGCTCACCCCGACATGCCCGACTTCGACGAGGGCGACGGTGATAAATGCAAGGCCTGGATCGCCGCACAGGGCTTACAGGTGAAGATGGTGTCACTCGAATACCACAGCGACGAAGCGGTCTCTGAGCGCTATTTCGAAGCGGGCGACCCGGACTGCAGTTACTGGGAGCCGGACCGGCCTGATGGCGAAGGCTGGTTCTGCCTGGCCATCCATGACACCGAAGACGGGCCGGTCTGCTGGTGGGCACGCCGCGAGGTGACGCCGTGAGCCTCCGCCAGCAGATCATCACCTACCTGAGCGGCGCCGGCGGCTCCCGCGACAACTGGTTCTGCACTTGGTGGTTCCGGTTCCACATCGAGCCGTTCACCACCAAGCAGATCCGCCGCGAACTGGAGCTGATGAAGCGCGAAGGCCTGGTCGAGTCGGATCACAGCCAGAGCAACAACACCAAGTGGCGTCTGACCAAATACAAACCTGACGGGGTGACGCCATGATCGCCACCCTCTGGTTCGCCTACGTCTTCATCTACAAGGGGCCGAGGCCATGAGAACTGTTCGTCGCTTCGTAGATGATCCTTCCGCCCAGCATGGGTTCCGCGCGGTACCGGCGACCTATGAGGATGCTGAAAAGATCACCGGCTTTCGCCTGGACCGCCGAGTCAACTACTGGATCAGCCAGGAAGGCGAGGTAGAGCAGGAAAGCTGGTGCACCTTGGATTGTTCCGGGTGCAGTTGCGGTTGCGAGGGTGGCTGCAGTTGTGGCCTGTCCACGGGTTGCAGCGAATGCGGCTACACCGGAAAGCGGCGGCACTACTTTGGATTCCCGCCCTCCCCGCCACATCGCAAGAACCCCTAACCCCAATCCCCCTACATGCCTGCCGGTGAGCGGCGGGCGAGGTATTCCTATGTCCGAAGAAAAGAATGCATTCCGCGAAGCCGCTATCGAAGCGATCTCGGATATGGCGCAGCACCTGCCGCAAGATTGCCAACTGCTGGTAGTGGCCTGCCGCCCTGACAAGAAGGACTTTGACCTGGTGCTGCCTTCGCCTGAGTCGAACTTGGACAACACCCTGGACGCGATGCGCCGAAACGGTCTGAGCATCGACGGCGACAACGCCTACAAGCGTGACTTGCTCGATTGCGTAGTCGGCGCCATGGCGTTCGGTTTGCAGGGCAACAACAAGCCACCTGCTGGACATTGGGGGCAGCACTTTTGGGACATCGGTCGAGGTGAGGGCGAGGCGCGGGAAGAGTTGATCGCCGCGCTTAAGCTGACCCGCGAAAACTTGCGCGCCTGCCAGGCGACCATTCACCTGTGCGGAGGGTTCGACCCCGCTTATGTCAATGACGCCCAGGCAGCGATGAAGATTGCCGACGAGGCCCTGGCCAAGTTCACCATATAACCCACCTTCTGCCGCCCAGCGCGGCAAGGACACGCC